GAGGTTCCGTGGTTTTTCACTGGCCAGCAAGCAGATGCGTCTCAGGCTTTTGGCTCCGGCCTTACATACTGTACAAGATACTTCTTGTTGAAATTCTTCAATATCGCAACTGTTGAGGACGATCCAGATAACTGGAGATCGAAACAGAAATCTGCGGAAAAAGAGGAAGATCTTCTTCTTGCTAAAGAAATCACAGCACAGATTGACGAAGTTGCAAAGAAGTACGTAACGGAAAGTGCGGATTTCGAAAAAGCAAAAGAGGAATTAACGAAACTTAGTAAGAAATACATCAAGAGCGGAAATTACTTGAAGATTGAAGAACCAAAACTTGCAAAGAAAATGCTCGACGATGTTAAGAAATTAGCAGGAAATAAGGAGGAATAACAGCATGGGATTTCGAAGTGGTGCTTATGCAACAGTGTGGGACGTGTCTCCAAAGAGTGAAAAGGTGACACAGATACGTATCAGTACAAGCAAGAAACCAAAAGGAAGTGATGAATATATTCAGGACTTCAGCGGTTTTTGTGCTTGTATCGGGGAAACTGCTGCGAAAGCAGCGAGAGCTCTTCAGGTAAAGGACAGAATCAAACTTGGAGATGTCGAGGTTTGTACAACGTACGTCAAAGAAAAGGAAAAGACATACACTAATTTCAACATCTTTTCATTTGAAAAGGTAGAACAGAAGACGACTGATGATGTTATGAATTATGTCGATCCGGAAATTTCTAATGTTGATGAGGTTGATGAAGAAGAAGGACTTCCGTGGTAATGACAGAGGAAATCATCAGCTATAAGCCTCTTATTCAAGATTTTGTATGGAGTTATTCAAGAATAGAAGCGTTCAAATCATGCAAGTGGAAATTCTTTTTAAGATACATAAGGGAATGGAACGAAGAAGAGATGTTCTACTCATCATACGGAAGCTTCATGCATAAGATTATTGAGGGGTTTTACAACGGGGAATTAACGAAAGATGAAATGCTGACGGAATTCCTGCTGAGATACTCCGATGAGGTCAAGGGTACGAGGCCTGCGAACATTAAAAGTTCGTCATATATAGAAAAGGGCGTTGAATACTTAAAAGGTTTCCAGCCCTTCCCGTTTAATATGGTTGCCGTCGAAAAGAAAATTGATTTCAACATCGACGGCATTCCATTTACCGGGATCATTGACTACCTAGGAGAGAAAGACGGGGATTTTTATATTGTCGACAATAAATCGAGAGACTTGAAACCTAGAAGTAAACGCGCAAAGCCGACAATAAAGGATAAAGAACTCGATGAAATGCTTAGACAGTTATACATATACGCAGTTGCAGTAGAACAGGAATACGGAAAACTTCCTAAGGCACTATGCTTCAACTGCTTTAAGAATAGGCAATTTATTATCGAGCCTTTTGATCCGAAACGATATGAAGAAGCAAAGTTATGGGTAACCGAGTCTGTAAAAGAGATTGAAGAGAATCTTATTTGGGACGATGAAGACTACGATTACTTCAAATGCAATTATCTGTGCGGGTTGCACAATAAGTGCGAGATCTATTTGGATGAAAGGGAGTGGTAACATCGAACGTTAAAGACATCAATGCGATTGAAAGCGAATCTGGAATTATAGCTACATTAATTCATCACCCTGATTACGTATTTCAGTCTGAGAATCTGCTGCCAGAACACTTTATAGAGAAAACGAATCGTGAAGTGTATGAAGCAATTACAGAACTCGCTAGAAGAGACATTAAGAAGATTGACGAGTTCAATATAAGAGAAGTATTGAAAGACGACACGTCTATAACTATCGACGAATTGCAGGAATTAATCGAAGTAAGCGGTATGGTTGCAAGGCACTCCCTTGAAGAGTACAGACTCATGGTATCCAAGGTAATTGACGCCGCATTTAGAAGAGATATATACGAGAGACTCAAGGAGTGCGAGTCTCTCTGTTTTACAGGAGAAAGCGAGAATATCGAGCAGGAAATTTACCGAGTAATCGATGATGTAATGCTTGGATATTCCGTTAACGGAACCATTCCGCAGTTCAAGGATGTTGTCGATGACCTCTGGAAAGAGATTGAAGACAGACAAGACGGCAAAAACGCGGGAATGGCATTCAAATTTCCAACGTTAAATGAATACGTCACTATAGAAAAAGGAGAGCTAGTTGTTGTTGGAGCATTAATGAAATCCGGCAAGAGTATGTTCCTAATGAATTGCGCAGCACAGCTTCTTCGAGAAGACAAGGCGGTTTTTTATATTGATAGCGAGTTGAATTCGAGGATGTGGCTAACGAGATTGATGTCTCATATGACCGGAATCGAATTTACTCGAATCAAATCTGGTAATTATACCACGGAGGAAAAGGAAAAAATCAACACAACAAAGGAGTGGTTAAAGAGCAGAAAATTAGTTCATTTATATATGCCGTTCTTCGACATTGAAGGAATTTATACGGCTGTGAAGAAAATCAACCACGTTATGCCTATTGATGTGTTGATTGTAGACTACTTTAAGTCTGGCGATTCTCTTGAGGCATACACAAACTATGCACAGTTAGGAAGGCTTGTCGATATGGTAAAGAATGAGATTTGCGGAGCGATGTCAATAGCGGGACTTGCAGCTGCCCAAGCAGCAAACGGAGGAACGAGGCTTGCAGACTCTGCAAAAATTGCCAGAAACGCATCTACCATCTTAATGCTGATAGATAAAACGCCAGAAGAGATTTTGGAAGACGGGGTTGAATGCGGAAATAAAAAATTAATTGTTTCGTTAAACAGAACTGGTATGCAACATTCGCCAGGAGAATACATAGACTTGGATTTTAACGGCAATTTAATTTTATTCGAAGAAGCAAAGCAACACGAACCAAAATCGCCATATTGAGAGGACTAGGAATGGATGTACAAGAGCTATTGGAATCAGTTGACGTATTAGATTTCTTTGGACAATACACAGAGCTTGAGCAAAGAGATCGAGAGTGGTGGGGGTTGACTCCTTTTCAAGAGGAGAACACCCCTTCCTTTTCAGTAGACCCGGAAAAGCATGTTTTTTACTGTTTCTCTACTGGAAGAGGCGGAAATGTAATCGATTTTTTGAAAATGTATTACAACATTTCCACTAAAGAGGCATTTGACAAGCTCTTGGAGTATTGCGGGGCCGATGGAAACTCTATTTGTCAGAGGAAAAGATTACCGGCCACAAAGATTTGCAAAAAATACAAGAAAAAGAAATCAAATCAGAAAGAAAGTACCGCCAAAGTCTTGCCGGAGACTTGCATGGACAAGTATATAACCGATGACCACTTAAATGTATGGGTAAATGAAGGAATTCCTTTAGAAATTTTAGAGGAACATCAGGTTAAGTATGATCCATTTGCCAATAGACTTGTATATCCTATCCGAAACCTAGACGGAAAGATTGTAAACATCGGTGGAAGAACACTCGACCCCGATTGGAAACAAAAAGGACTGAGAAAGTACAACTACTATCAAAGTTGGGGAACAATTAACGTAATTTACGGCCTATACGAATCGTTACTGAATAAAACAGGTATTTTATCTACCCATAATTTGACGATTTTCGAGGGTGCGAAGTCAGTTATGCTCGCAAACGCTTGGGGCATAAGGGATTGCGGAGCTATCCTCACAAGCCACTTATCAGTGAACCAAACTGGAATTTTATTAAGTCTATGTTCGAAGCATAATATCGCGGTTACATTCGCTTTAGATAAAGAAATCGATGTTATGCAAGATAAACACATAATGATGCTGAAAAAATACATTAATGTCTACTACTTATTTGATAAAGAAGGGCTTTTGCCAGATCCAAAAATGTCTCCAGTTGATATGGGAGAAGAAGTGTTCAGGAAGTTATTTGAACAAAGAATAAAATTATAAACGGAGGTGTTCGCAAGTATATGTACTCATCAAGAAAGCATTTTCAGTCACATATGATGAACAAGTTTGAAAACTTGTTGAGATTCAGAGGAGAGGAATTGCGATACATAGGAGGCTTGAAGTTATATGCAGAGCCAAAATCAATAAAGTTCCTAGATGATTGTGGGAATACAATCCTAATCGAGATGGAATTTTTAAAAGATACTTTTAATGGAGTAGATCCAAAACCAAGGTATGTACGGTATGCGATTTCAAAAGCTGCGTTAGCGGTTGGAAGTGTTCAGCTTATCTGTGCTGCGACAGGCGAGCCCTTGCATGGAGAAACAGTCGCTCCGTATAGGATTTCAGACGAAGAAGCATACATACCAAATGGCGTTCGAGCATGGAGGTAATTACATATGAGATATAAAGCAAGAAGAAAATGGAGGCATTTTAAATTTTGGCTGGCCAGAAAAATGTTTCCAAATGGAGAGCTGAGGTTTTTAGACAACCCGCTAATTCTCGATATTAGTTTAAAACAAATTAGTTCGGTCAAATCGTACGCAACTCAAGATTATGACTTTATAAACGATAAACATATTAAAGAGGTGTTGGTAAATAATATGTTAGACAACCTTGTGGAACATTTGGATTACGAAGTTGATAAAAACGGCTCGATAACAGTGTGTAAAGGATTTCTAACGCTAGCAGAAAGAGAGGTAGTGTAAATGTCAGCAGAATTCAATAGTTGTTTTGATTGTATATACGACAAACGCGGTGAAAAGGATTATCCGTGCTGTGATTGTATACATAATGCGGTAGATAAATATGTTCCAAAGGCGAAATTCAAGCCAGGAGATATTGTTACTTTCGATGATGACACAAATGCAATTGTATTAATATGCAACGGCGGAGAACATTCTTCGATTTTTGTATACACAGATCTCGGGTGCATTGAGGAGGTAAGCACGGACGAAATTACATATACATATGAGCACATTAATTATATTGATGACTTTTTCGATGCGCTAGACGCGATTCTGAACGGCGATAAATAATAACAAATACGCCGAAATAAAAGGAGTATCAACAATGCTACATGTCACAGATAAGGACATCCAAAAGTTAAGAAGGAAACTTGGATATAGAGGATGCAAAAACTGCATAAACAAAATAAGTCCGTTACGAATGTGCGAATGGGCAGAACGAGGTGGAGACGAGCAGCTCCATTTTATTTGTCCGAGATGGCAGAAAGTAGAAAAATGATGAAATACAATACAGAAAAAATAAGAAAAGCAGTACATGACGAACTTCTTTTTCAGATAGAAGGACTTTTAAATATTGAATTAGGCAGCTATCTGTATGATATTAACGGCTCAAATCAGCCAAGATACGAACTGTGGATTTGTAATACCGGAGGAATCGACATTTACTTACTCGATCCAAGATACGTGATATTCGACAAAGAAGGCGTAGAGTTTATGGATAACGAGGAATGTGGCTTCAATCCACACCATTATAAATACTATGATACGCAAGATTGGTGCATGGTAGGACATTATCATTCTGATGATTTGCTTTATTTAATATTAAATTGGAAGAGCGAAGTGCAACAAATGAAGCAAGAAATGAATCGAATTATGGAGATAACAACAGATGAAAAAGAAACCAATTGACCCGGTAGCAATAAAGCAGGCAATTAAAGACGGACAGCTCGTGTGCTTTGAAAAGAACGGAAAGGTTTATATTCAGGATGGCGCGTGTGGAGATTGTGTCTGTGTTTTGGATATGAATGAGCCGTCTAATTAAACACGGAGGACGTTATGGATTTAGGTGCATATAGCAATATTGAAATCCTCGAAGAGGTAGCCAAGAAAAATAACATTCATGTGCCTCGATTAAGAGGATATCGATTAATGAAAGATGAAGAAGTAGTTGACATCAATGAATTATATGAAGGAATGGACGTCGAAATTGTTCGAAGACTTGTTCACAAATGTCCGTTCTGGAGTTACAGAAGTAGTTGTTCTCAATACGATAGCTATACAGACTGGCTTGAGGAACAATATATCAGTAAAGACAAGGACGGCACTGAATACGTCCGTTGGAAGCTGATTCATGGGTGGAAGCGAAGAGAATTAAAGACAGCAATTCATAACGAAAAGAATAAATTTAAAAAGCAATATGAAGTATGGAATAAGTATGCCGGAAAAGACAACGTGTTATACATCCACGCAAGGATTGGTGGTGGAAACTGGCCTACTTATTACAAAGAGGTTGTAAATCAGCCGTGGTTTCTCGAAAAAGTTGATGACGGATTTGACAGTACGTATTGCGACATCTACGCAAAAATCGATTCTGAATGAAAGGAGTGATGAGATGCAAATATATAAAATAATCGGTGTAATAGTTTTTCTGTTAATAGTTATCGGACTCTTTGTTTATCAATTAATAAGTAGCATGCAGCTTAATAAACAATTAGCAGATCTAAATGTTTTAGAAAAAGAATTATTAGAAGAAATGGGGTTTGCAGAAGATGAATAAATACGAAGAGGATTCAAAAGAGCTCCGCATTAATATCATGGTTATCGTTTGCATACTTATTATAATCGGCATTTTTTATGCAATATACAGAGTTTCGTTTGTGAATATTTCAGAAACAGATTTAGGACACTCTCGAAGTTCTGTAGTAGTTGACTATACAAAAGAGCAAGAATCAATTACAACGGGAGAAGATATGACGACAAAAGTTTTAGATGTTCCGTTAGTTTTACAAAACCCTGAATTGCCTACCGGATGCGAAGCAACAGCACTAACAATGGTATTAAACTATTATGGGTATGATATTGACAAGACCAAACTTGTAGACGGGTATTTACAATACTGGAGATCAGATTATCAAGTCGGATTTAAAGGGAGTCCTTATAGTAAAGACGGTGCTTTAATGTGGCCTCCGGCCCTTGTAGATACCGCAAATCTATTTTTAGAGCAAATGAAATCTGAATTTCATTCAAAAGATGTAAGTGGAAAAGCGTTTGATGAGTTGTTGGAATACATAAATAATGGTTGCCCAGTCATTTTATGGGTGAACGAAACATTTACAACCAATATAAGTTTCGATGGAACCGTTGATTATTACAACGGTCAGGAGTACCACTCACAATGGGGATCTCATTGCGTAGTATTGACTGGATATGATAAGGAACGCGCAATTGCTTACATCAATAATCCGCAATCTGATATGAATGAGATTGATTTGTATCAATTGTGGAGTGTATATGACGCATGCGGAAGATGCGCTGTTATTATTGAATAAAGAGGTTTGTTATGAAGGTAATTGGCACATGTGAAGAGCTAGAAGATTTTATCAAATTAATTACTCATTGGTATGACGGAAGAATCGTGAGATCATACCAATTAACTGGGCCAGTGGAAGAGATCATTTGGTGTGGCCACGAAATACTACTGTACCAAGAAGATCAACCAATACCAGAAGACGCATACAGACTAGATATGGATGAGTTGACAAAATTAGTATTTAGTATCTTTGAAGGAGGCAATCAAGAATGAGTGGATATATTATGTATCACGCACATGATGAATATTCATTACTAGATAGCTGTACGAAATCAAAAGAGTATGTTGAGTTAGCAGTGCAGAACAACATGAAGGCTCTTTCAATATCCAATCACGGAAAACCCCTGAATTGGACTGAGAAATGGAAGCAATGCAAAGAGGCCGGAATTCGTTATATGTACTCAGTAGAAATATATCTTACAGAACAGCTTGAGCCAAAGGTAAGAGATAATTATCATACCGTACTGATAGCAAAGAATATGGACGGTGTAAAAGAACTCAATTCACTTGTATCAATGTCGTGCGACGAGGAACATTTTTATTACACTAACAGATTAAGTTTTGATGAGTTCCTGAATATATCGGATAATATAATTTCAACGAGCGCTTGCCTTGCTTCTCCGTTAAATAAAATCTCGTTAGAGAACCCTTATTACGAGAAGCTTGTACAGAAATATACATTTTTAGAGATTCAACCACACAATCATCCAGACCAGATTGTTTTTAACAAGCGCCTGTTCGATTTATCAAAACAATACAATAAGCCGTTGATTGTAGGGACAGATACCCATAGCTCGTCAAAATACAAAGCAGAATGCAGAGCGGTATTACTAAAGGCGAAGCACAAATCATATGGCGATGAGGACGCATTTGACCTTTCGTTCAAAACATATGATGAACTCGTCGAAATGTTTAAGGTGCAAGACGCAATTCCATTGGATAAATGCGTCAAGGCGCTCGACAATACAAACCTCTTGTACGATATGACTGAAGATTTAGAGTTGGATTTATCGTTCAAATATCCAATTTTATACGGATCACAAGAAGAGGACACTCGGATATTCAATGAGACTGTCGAGAGAAAGTTTAAAGAAAAATGCGACAAGGGGGTAATTCCGCCAGAGCAAATTGATGCGTTCAGAGATGCAATTGATGACGAGATGCGTGTATTTCATAAATTGAATATGGATGGATTTATGTTAGCGCAGTCAGAAATCATATGCTGGTGCAAAGAGAACGGTATGACTATCGGTACGGCTAGAGGTTCTGTTGGCGGTTCCAGAGTTGCGTATGTTTCAGACATCATTGACTTAAACCCAGAGACGTGGCACACAGTCTTTTCTAGATTCTGTAATGAGGACAGGGAAGAGCTCGGAGATATTGATATTGACTGCATTGAATCGGACAGGCCTGCCATTTTTAAATACATAGTTGAAAGATTCGGGACTAATAAAACGGCAAGAGTCGCAGCGTTTGGAACACTTCAAGAGAAAGCGACTATAGATGAAATCGGCAGAGCGCTCGCTCTCGAATGGGACGATAAATATAAAGAGCAGAATCCAGGAATTGATAATCCTTTTTCGCTAAATAATATTGCCAAGATTAAGAAGGACTACGAAGAGAATCCGGAGTCTACACGTTTAGCTAACAAGACACTGTTTTATTTCTTTGACGGCTTGCTTGGAACTGTTATTTCGCAGTCAATCCACCCAGCTGGAATTATTATTAGCCCTATTACTTTGAATGACAATTATGGTCAATTCAATAAAGAGGGAGAGCAATGTTTAATGCTTGATATGGAAGAGGTTCACGAAATAGGATTGGTTAAATATGATTTCTTGATTCTCAAAACTCTACAAGTATTAAGAGATACGTGCAAATATCTCGGCACGAGTTACCCGAATACACACGAGATAGACTGGAATGATCAGGACGTATGGGAGAATCTGACAAAGAGTCCTGCAGCAATATTTCAGTTTGAAAGCTCGTTCGCATTTGATAGCCTGAGACGTTTTAGGCCGAAGAATATATTTGATTTGTCTCTTGTCACAGCAAGCATTCGTCCTACAGGAGCTTCGTATAGAGATGAATTATTAGCCAGAAAGACTCACAAGAATCCGTCATCAATGATTGATGAATTACTTAGCGACTCACTTGGGTTCTTGGTGTATCAAGAGCAAACAATTGCATTCCTTCAACAAATATGTGGGCTTACTGGAAGTGAGGCTGATAATGTAAGGCGCGCAATTGGTAGAAAACAGCTAGACAGACTAGAAGCAGCGTTGCCAGATATATTGAATGGTTATTGTAGCAAGTCAGATAAACCAAGGGAGGAATCCGAACAAGAGGCGAAAGAGTTCTTGCAAGTTATCGAAGACAGCGCTAGTTATCAGTTTGGCTACAATCATTCTATAGCATATTGTTTGATTAGTTATCTATGTGGATATTACAGATATTATTATCCGCTAGAGTTCATTACGTCTTATTTGAATAATGCAGCGAACGACGATGACATTAGAGCCGGAACAGAGTATGCAAAACTAGCCAATATAAGGATCACGATGCCGAAATGGGGTTATTCAAAGAGTGAATATTATTACGACAAAGAGACAAACGTGATAGCAAAAGGATTATCGTCGATAAAGTATATGAGCAAGAAAACAACGAATGCGCTTTATGACATTGCTAATAAATATAAGTTTAAAAATTTTGTCGATGTTATTAAGATGCTGACATCAGAGGCGGTAATTGACACTAGACAGTTAGACATTCTCATCAAGATAGATTTCTTTAGCGAGTTTGGTAACCAGAGAGAGCTATTATATATTGTTGATTTGTTTTTCAATCTTCTGAAGAAAGGCGAGGCAAAACAAATTAAACGGGACAAAGCTGACGAGAGTCCAATAGCAGAAATTATTCAGAAGTATTCTTCTGACAGAAACAAGGATGGGTCGCCGTCTGCCTCATACAAAATAATTGATATGGATATGATTCTCAAAGAGATGGAAGCATGTGTCAAAAAGGCAAATATGGAAGACCTCTCTCTAACTGAAAAAGTAAAAAACTTTGAAGAGGTTGCTGGATATGTCGGATATACCACAGGCAAAGAAGAGGATCGACGAAAATTGTTTATTACAGATTTAAAACCGTTAAAAAGAAAAAAGGACGGCAAGCAATTTGGCTATTCGTTTTACACAAAATCGATAGGTAGCGGAGTTGAAAGTAGGTTTACCGTATTCAATAGTATGTATAATTTGATTCCGGTGAGTAAAGGCGACATTGTATACTGCAAATCGTTTTCAAGAGAAGGTGCGTTTTTTACAATGAAAGAATACAGCAAGATTACTTAAGGAGTAATTATGGACAAAAATATTGATAAAGAAAGAGCGATCCAACTATTAGTCGGGTTTCGAAATTACCTCACAAGCGGCAATCCTATATGGGATATAGATGATGTAAGCAAAGCATTCGATATCGCAATCGAATCACTTGAGCAATATGAAATGGCATACGAACACGGTTGGACGGATGCTGAAAGTGAGTACAGAAAAATCCTTGAGCGCAAGCATGGGGGGTGGATAATCCAAGATGGAAAGGTTGTTTGCTCCGAATGTTTTGAACCGAACCTTGAAACAAACTACTGTCCCAACTGCGGTGCGAGGATGTGTGACGGAAATGATTGAGCAAGTATACGACCGATACTATGACACAGCAGGAAACTATCATTTGTCGGCAATTTGCCATCCGCAAACCAATGGATCCTGTGCAGCGAGAGGTTGCCACAAGAAAACGGGCGGTATCTTGTAACAAGAGGATTAAACGCTTGCGGTAGTTTGTGGAACAGGGTTTATATCGTCAATTACTCGGACTTGATGGGACTTAAAAAAGAAAAGATATGGTGGGATGGCAATGTTGGAAAATCTGATTTTCAAACTTATGAGGATGTACTTGCATGGCAACCACTTCCAGAGACGTGGAAAGGAGAAGCAGATGACAAAATATATTGCAGTTCGATACAGAATCGCGAAAGAGACGGAAGAAAAGAATAAAAACATTGCAAATATGTGTTGACACAATGTTGTTTTTTATGTTAATATGAATACAAGAAAACAATAAGGAGAATCTATGGAAGAACTTAATAATTACGGATTCGGAGCCATACCATCGTCATATGATCTGAGGGATTATAGGTTATCAAAAACTGTCAACTCCATTGATATTGTCCTTCCAGAGACTTACCAGATAGATATTAAGCACGTAAAGGATCAGGGAAACACCGGTACTTGTACCGTACAGTCTCTAGCTACCCTCATTGAGTATCATTATCAAAACGATACTGGCATTTATAAAAAAATGAGTACAACATTTTTATATGGATTTAGAGACCAAGTATCTGATGATAAAAATTATATTGGAGAGGGTATGAAAATTAGGGATGCCCTTAAGGTCGCAAGTAATTATGGAGATGTCGCTCACCATATAATGCCGGGCAATCATGATTATGATGAGTCTAAAAAGCTTGTGCTGAGTGCTAGTAGCGAAGTACTGTCTCAGGCATATGAAAATAGGATAAGTAGTTATTATAAGATTAAAGATGAAAACGAACTAAAGTATTCAATCCTTAACGACGGCCCTGTGATTGCAGGCATGTATTGGTTTGATAATTACAAGCTTGTTAAAAATATATATACGTACAAAAAAGATGATACTTATAAACCACATGCGGTAGTAATAATAGGGTGGGATAAAGAAAACTGGATAGTACAAAATTCGTGGGGAAGATTTTGGGGAGATAACGGGCTGTTCCGAATCCCGATAAAAAAGTCTTTTGACAATATTTTTTTTGAAGCATATGGCGTAACAGATAACATTAAAAATATTTACGTACCGCCAAATAGCAAATTTATCAACATACTTAATTTACTTATTAACGTGGTTTTAAAGATGTTTACAAAACTATGATATCTCCTTTCCTGGTTTTGGAGAATGCCGTCCAGTCCCGCTCTAGACGTTAAACCAAAACGAGATGCTTCATAGGCGGGCTGTGGAGCATCAATCAATTGTTTTTCGACTTTAATGTGTGCTGAATGAGAAAGTTGGTATCCGCACAGCGGTTTCGTAGGTTCGATTCCTACCATTCAGCAAAGTCCAAGTCGACATCCATGGAATGGCAAAGCATGAAAGGGTGATGTCTAGTCGACATGAGGGGGCGACCCACCGGTGGCGCTGCGTGGTTTCTGTGATTGCCACAAAAGACGCGGGAATGATAATGGCATTCCTACAATCACAGTTCGGATCTTTAGCTCAATTGGTGAGAGCATTCGGCTCATAACCGAGAGGTTCCAGGTTCGAGTCCTGGGAGATCCATAGGGTTCTTTAGCTCAATGGTAGAGCAATCGGCTGTTAACCGATAGGTTGTAGGTTCGAGTCCTACAAGAACCGCTTTGACAAATAAGGCTCATTCCTTACGAAAAGGAATCTTCGATAGTGAACGCAGTTTTGAAGTCGACTATATAAATGCGTTGGAATTTTCTCTATAGTGATAGGTCGCTCCTATCGGAAAGAGCAAAGCGAAAGCCGAGTAAACTTTATTTGTCACTCTTGCCCCATAGCCAAGCGGTAAGGCAACGGCCTTTGACGCCGTCATTCGTTGGTTCGAGTCCAACTGGGGTAGTCCTGCGAGACTCTAATATGCTGCAGCAGATGATCGCATTGATATGAATACATAATTGCAAGGAGGCGATGAAAAAGATTATCACAAACCAAATTAAAAAGAAGGAGAAATTATGCAGACAGACACATTGGAACTTTTTAAACCAGTCAATTTCGAACCTAACACACTTTCCGTGAATGTAGACTTGGATGAGTATTTCTTTCTTCAACAAATGCAAAACCGCATCATTACGATAAATGCAGTGATTGATGACGAAGTTGCTAACGCAGTTGTTCATTCAATCTTGCGAATAAATTTAGATGATGTTGGTATCCGCGTTGAAGATAGAGAGCCGATTAAACTAATCATCTCATCTGATGGCGGAGACGTGTTTAGCGGATTTTCGATTATTGATGTTATCAAGAATAGTGCGACCCCGGTTCATACGTTCAATATCTCTCATTGGTACAGTATGGCAACAATTATAGGAATGGTCGGAGATAAGAGGTATGCAACGAGCAATGCTTCTTTTTTGATTCATGACGGAACAACAGTAATTGGGGATTCGTCAAACAAAGTTCATGACTTCTTGAAGTTCGACACCCAATTACAGAAGCGTATGAAGAAAATCGTTTTAGATCATTCTTTAATTGCTTCTTCAACATACACAAAGAAGTCCAGAGAAGAATGGTACTTCTTTGCAGAAGAGGCTAAAAAGCTTGGCGTTATTGATGAAATCATTGGAGAGGATGTGACGCTTGAAGAAGTTATTTAAAAAACAACAAAAGAAAATTAATCAATATGTAAAACAACTTAATAACGAATTGGAACAAGACGATGCTTTTCTTGGACGAATATATTTACGCCAATATAGTTCCGGTATTATCCCATATTCAGATGGGTCAGGAGCTTTATGGGTTGGGGTCATTCGAGTGTACGACAAGGTGACAAATACATATAAGTCAATTCTTGGTGATTACTACGAGGTAGTAAGAAATCTTCATCGAGAGGTAAATGATTTTATTATAAATGACCTCAAGATTGATGTAAGGCGGGCTTTAGCACTTGCAGTTGATTACAGGGATGTAAAACACAACCCGAGAGAAGCAGAACCGTTTTATCCGTACTACGACAAAAACTTCTCGTATAAAAGATATCAGATGTAGAGAGGAGAGATTAATTGGTAACACAAGTAATTAAAAGAAATGGCAAAAGCGTCAAATTTAATAAACAAAAAATAACAACTGCCATTCTAAAAGCATGGAAGGATTTGCGAGAGGTCGATGCTTCTGCAGAAGAATTTGCTTCAAAAATCGCTTCTGATATTGAAGCAATGAATGTCGATGTGATGAGTGTTGAAGAAATTCACGATATTATCGAAAGAAAACTTATGGCATCTAGTCACAAAGATGTTGCAAAAGAATACATCGAGTTCAGACAACTGCGACAAATCGCCAGAGAGACTGGCAAAACATATGATAGCATCTTGTCTCTTGTAGACATGCAAAACCAAGAGGTTAAAGACGAGAACTCAAATAAGAACGCGATAGTTGCATCAACGCAAAGAGACTATATCGCTGGAGAGGTAAGCAAAGATATTACAAATCGCATTCTCCTTCCAAAAGATATTGTAGAAGCACATAAAAATGGCGAGATTCATTTCCATGATGCTGATTACTTTATCGAACGAATATTTAACTGTTGTCTTATTAACCTTGACGATATGTTGCAAAACGGAACCGTAATCAATAAGACGCTGATTGAAAAACCGCATTCTTTCAGAACCGCATGTACAATTGCGACACAGATTATCGCAGTTGTTGCATCTGGACAATATGGAGGATCGAGTATTAGCCTTGCTCACTTAGCTCCGTTTGTAGATATTTCTCGACAGCGTATAAGAGAGAAGGTTAAAGAAGAGTTTAGAGACGCAGGCGTGTTGAGTGTAACGGAAGCCCAGCTTTCAAAAATTGTTGAGAGCAGGGTAAGGGACGAGATTAAGGACGGCATTCAAGTACTGCAATACCAAATCAATACATTGAATACGTCTAACGGCCAAACCCCATTCACGACAGTTTATATGTATCTTGGAGAGGTAGGAAACAGTAAAACGAAACAAGACTTTGCTTTGGTGATTCAAGAAGTATTGAAACAAAGAATCGAGGGAGTGAAGAATGAAAAGGGAGTATGGATTACCCCGGCGTTTCCAAAACTGATATACGTTCTCGAGAAAGACAATATTACTGAAGATTCTCCGTACTGGTATTTAACTCAGTTAGCTGCAAAATGTACGGCCAAGAGATTGGTTCCTGATTACATATCAGAAAAAGTAATGTTGGAGCTCAAAGGAGATGTATACCCTTGCATGGGATGTCGATCATTTTTAACACCAGATCGTTTTACCGACGCTGGGATAGGCAACATCGCAAATGCAAAAAACTATACAGACGGAGTACACAGATATTACGGAAGATTTAATCAAGGTGTCGTCACAATCAACCTTGTCGACGTTGCTTGTTCAGTTAACAACTTGTCGGACTTTTGGAAGTTATTAGAGGAGAGGTGCGAGTTATGCCATAGAGCGCTTCAAATAAGACACAAGAGACTATTAGGTACTCCATCAGACATTTCCCCAATACACTGGCAGTACGGCGCGTTAGCTAGGTTAGAGAAGGGAGAGGTGATCGATAAACTTCTGTATAACGGATACTCAACAATATCACTTGGATATGCAGGATTATGGGAGTGCGTATACAAATTATCTGGCAAAAAGCTTACAGAAGAAAAGGGCAAAGAGCTTGGCTTAAGGATAATGAAGAAGCTAAACGATTTTACAGCTAAGTGGAAAGCCGAAGAGAATATTGACTATTCATTATATGGCACCCCTCTTGAGTCCACGACATACAAGTTTGCGAAATGCTTGCAGAAAAAATTTGGAATTATTGAAGGCGTAACTGACAAAAACTACATAACGAATAGCTACCATGTTCACGTTACACAACCAATCAATGCTTTTGAAAAACTAAAACTTGAGGCAGAATTCCAAGAGTTAAGTCCTGGTGGTGCGATTTCGTATGTTGAAGTTCCGGACATGCAAAATAATATTGAAGCCGTTCTGGAAGTAATGAAATACATATACGAAAACATAATGTATGCAGAGCTTAACACGAAAAGCGATTACTGTCAGGTATGCGGATACGATGGTGAAATTCAAATCGTTGATGAAGAAGAAACAGGACGATTGATTTGGGAGTGCCCAAATTGCGGTAATAGAGACCAAGACAAGATGAATGTTGCAAGAAGAACATGCGGATATATTGGTTCGCAATTTTGGAACCAAGGAAGGACGCAGGAGATTAGAGAAAGGGTGCTTCATTTATAATGCGTGATCCAAAAAGAATAACATTGTTTTGCAAAGATTTAGCTGGGCTGTGGAGCAAAGTTCCAGACTGGCGTTTCGGACAGCTCGTCTCAAATATTATGAGAATGTATATGTCAGAAACTGGAAGAGACCCATTCTTCGTTGAGGACGACGAACTGATGGAACGAATGAAGGCATGGTTCAAAGAGAATGTAAATGAGGTGTAAATGTACGAATGTTTTCATTGCGGTACACGTTCTGTAATATGGGACTGCGACTTCTCGTTTGACGATTATGGATACGAAGAAGAAGGTATCGTGCAGGAACTCCATTGTACAAATTGCGGAGCAAGAATTACATATATGATACCGCTCGAAGAGGATGAGGATAGTGAAAAATAAAACACCGATTTTATTTACTAAAATCATCTGACAACTAACAACTGAATAGCGCCCTCCGAAGTACAAGACGGTGAAAGCTCGCTTTAGAAAGAATGAGAAAGGCATAAACTTACATAATAAAGGAGGAATCAAATGATAACGATTGATATGTTTGACGGCGATGTTGAAAAGTTCCTTGCAGCTATTGAGGAAGAAAGAACAAAGGAGTTTAAATTCCTTGACTCACTCGACATTCTTCCGCTTTTAGAGAAGAATCTAACCATTACAGATATCGCTACTAGATTACATAAATATAACGATGAGTATGATGGCGAAGATATGTATGCCGAAATCGATGAGAGTGAATTGATGTTCTACATTGAGAAACGGTTTCATGTCAATTTTGAATTCCGCTGTGTAGGTAATTATCACCTCGACACGGATGTTCAGAAAGGTACTAGATATGATAAAAACCCTGTACCCGACGTTTCAGAGATGGAGTGAAAAAGGTGGAGTGTATGTCATGAGTGACACGCACTTTGAAGATCCAGACTGCAAACAAATGGACGAAGAATGGCCATACCCAAAAGTGTATATTGATGGGCTCATAAGGACTGGGAAGAATGACACGATAATACACCTTGGAGATGTAGGAGATCCTAAATGGATGAACTTGATAAAAGGACACAAGGTATTGATTCTAGGCAATCACGACTACGGTGCGTCGTATTATGAACCATATTTTGATGAGATATATACCGGGCCGTTAATGATTGCTGAAAAGATAATATTATCACACGAACCAATTCCAGACATTACATGGGCTTTGAACGTTCACGGCCATGTACATTGTGCAGAAAAAGATATAGATATTTATCACTATAATTGTGCAGCAGATTTTGTTGGATATCAATTATTAAGTCTGTCACGAATTATTAAAGAAGGACACATGAAGCACATATTGTCGCTTCACGCACAGTCCATCAATAATGCGAACAGGAAAAGAGGTGTGAAGGGACATGGACTTTACCATTACTAGTGGCATCGGTACTTCGTGGACTACTGGTGTCAATACGACTACGTGGACTGTTGAACCGATGTATTACACGACAATAGATGGTACTGCGCGCGCAGCAACATCCTGGAGAGCGTACGGATTAAATAAGGACGGATTAAAGCATATTAGTCCAGACGATGTCGAGAAAAGACCAAATTACAAATTGCCAGACATCAATGAATTGTTTGTTCAAGATGAATGCTAGGAGGTACCCTGATTAACTATATGAATACTGTAGAGATTAGTATTTTAAAAGCACAAGTTCTTAATTCTGAACACAAGATTGATCAAGTACGTTCAGAAATACAAAATATAAAAAACATAATCCAATCTCTCTCTATTAGATTGAACGACCTAACGGCATCGGTTGACGATATGAATGTTCGTATTGATTGTTTGAATATTTCAAATGTTAATACATTGTTTGAAGACTACAGCAAGGAGGAATGAACATCCAATGAAGAAGTGGGAGATTAACTGCGATGGTTGGTATCCATATTGTCCATATTGCAAGCAGGAGTCTTTTTATAGGACTCCTGTATGCATTAATTGCGGAGAACTTCTGCAATATAACGAAGAAGATATGGAGTACCTGAAAAATAATAACAAGCCATTCTATGACGAAGTGATGGACAAATATGCAAGAAAGGTGGCTACAAATGTACTTCGTGAAAGTAAAGGGAGGACTCATTAATCTGGACGCAGTCGCTCTAATTAATTCTGACAAAAACTACGTATCTCTTACCAATGGAGACGTTATCCATATAGATGGTGATGCTATGGAGAAGTTGGTTGAGATGTTTGTTCACGGAGAGATAGCGTACGAAGGAGGCGAGGTTTCTGTATTTAAAGACATTTATTGATAAGACATATGTTCCAGAAGGAACTATGCTGAAAGACATATTACATATGATAAGCATTAGCTATCCACAAATACATTACCCATTAACGATCATGTATCGAGTAACCGTCGAAGTTGATGGAGTGACGGAAGATACGTTGGCCGGTTACTGCGAGTATAACGGTAATAAGCTGGTGTCTTTAGACGGAGATAGCTACAGCTTAGAAGATGAATTAATAGCGTATTCAATATTTAAAACTGACACTAATGAGTTTTTATTAAGCGTTATATACGAAGGAGAGTTTGTATGGGGTTAGATAATGGAATAATTTTAAAACAACAAAAAAAGACCGATCCACCAAGCTATGTACAAATTGAACTGTATAAGGACGGCGAAGATGACGTTGAATACGAGGTGTGTTATTGGAGAAAATGCCCAGGGTTACGGGCCAATATACTTTCCGTAATACCGCCGACGGACGAAGACTTTGCCTCAGAATATGAATTAAATATAGCGACGCTCAAAAAAATTAGGGATGTGATTTATGAGCAACTAAAACATCCTACAGACTGGTGGAGTCCTATATGGAGCTTTGATGAGATGATAAATCATTTTGGCAAAGATATTGTAAATATCACATGGCTAATCGATCACCTTAGAAAGCATCCAAAATCAATCGCATATTTTTACGACAGCTATTAAGGAGGACGTATTGATTTTTGTTACATCTGATCTCCATTTATATCACGCCAGAGAGTTTGTTTATAAGCCTAGAGGATTCGATAATATCCACGATATGAACGAGGCGATATGTAATAATTGGAACCGCGTGGTCGGCGCAGAAGACGATGTGTATCTATTGGGAGATGTAATGTTAAATAATAATGAGGCCGGCATAAACATCCTCAAATCTCTCAAAGGCAAGATCCATATTATTATTGGCAATCACGATACAGATAGTCGTATAGCATTATATAAAGACTGTTGGAATGTAGAAGAAGTCGTATATGCAACGAAAATTAAATATAACGGCTACCATTTTTATATGAGCCATTATCCAACATATACGGGCAATCTGAATAAAGAAAAGTTGAAACAAATGACGTGCTGCTTATATGGACATACACACCAAACAACAAACTTCTTTAATGACATTCCTTTTATGTATCATGTCGGTGTTGATTCTCACAATTGCACACCGGTTCTTCTAGATGACGTGATTGTTGAAATGGAGAAAAAGTGTATTGAATGTAAAGAAATGTTATAGAAAAAGTGTTAGGAGGGCTAATGAGAAAAAATTCCACAGACTACTCCAACTTCCAAAGATTTATGGCAAGGATGGAGAACGAAAAGAAAAAGAAGGAACAGATATATAAAGCTTCAAAAAACGGAGAAAAGAAAAATGGAAGAAACAAAAGTCGCAATGCAAAAAATTGAAGAAGATGAAGAGAGGGCAATCATTGAATTTTTATGGTGCCTTGTGACACTTTATTGCGAAAAAGATTTTATTGAAGAACTTGGGCTAGATGAATTTGAAGAGTGCATCACTTCAGTAATATCTATATATGGAAAGCTTAATGATGATAAACACATTTGTGGCCTTACTGATAAGGAGATAGTGGATCTGTATTGGGATATAGAATGTTATTTCTTCGATGTGATAAGAAAAGATGAGTACATAGATAATATTTTATGGGCGAAGAGTATTATTAATGTACACGGCATTCTTTCGGACTACATAAAAGCAAACCACTTAACAAAGATATGGAGCTAGTGAGTGCTGATCACGCCGATGCAATCCTTTCTTCAAATATTGTTGCTCACTTTTTGCTCACTTTTTATTAACGGAGCCCGTAAACCCTATTAAAATCAAGGGTTTGCAGACAATGACGTGGGTTCGAATCCCACCCTCTCCGTTACGAAAACCCTATAAAACAAGCGGTTTTCAAAACTTAAGGCCTTTAGAGTTGCTCACTTTTGCTCACTTTTGAGCAGAGTGGGCACTCTTTCTGTTACGACGCTATTAATTGCCTCCATATCGCTAGTAAGAGGGCTCGTAATATAAAGATAATTTTTTTCAAGGGTGGTGCTGTTTCTTGAATGACCAGCAAACGCCCTTGTTTTCGTTAAGCCAATTGTGTTTTCTAGCTCAGACAATAAGGTCTTCCTTAATTTATGATTAGACCTTTGCGTAAATCCGAGCTGTTTATTAATTCTTCTCAAGGCTGTTGCCACAGTAGACGCGTGTTTTCTGGAGCCATCCTTGTACACAAACAAGTAATCTGAATCTATCCCATCAAAATTATTCCGAGATACAATAAGGTCGTATACGCGCGCTACAGAGTCCGTGATGGGCAAGCTGCGCCTGGACTCGGTTGTTTTTAAATAATCAACAACTTGATAACCTTCTCTGACCAAATCGTTGTTTTCGTTTTTGACCCAGTTAACAACCTCCTGCCTTTGGATATTAACTTCATTATTAACAAAATCAAAATCAGATTGCTTCAACGCTATTAATTCTCCAGCTCTTAAACCTAGACAGCCAGATAATATAATTGCTAGATATGAAGTATTGCCCGTCTTTACAAACATCTCCATAGCTCGAATGAACAAACTTGATTCTTCTTGTGCAGTAAACACTTGAGTATCTGGAGTAGAAACTGTCCTATTCAGTTTCTTTGTATTGATCCTGGACATTTGCTTTGCAGTATTATTCTTAAGCAATCCGGTGTCTACAGCGTAATCAAACAATCCGTTCAACAAACTCTTTAATTCTTTATAACCTTTTGATGTGAGATTAAATTTATCTATTTGTTCTAGACAGAATTCCTTTAACTGCATTACAGAGATTTCAGATATATCCAATGTTTCCAAATTGGAATCTTTAATATATCTATTGTAAGCCCATTTAAGTTTATGTGCCGTTCCTGCGCACGTTTCCTTTTCCTTATAATCCAAGAATTTAGAAACAATATCACTCATACAACATGTCAAAGTTTGAGAGATATTAGACTTGTCTTTTATCAGCTTAACTATTTTGTTTTCAAGGTTCTTCCTTTCCTTCGCGACGAGGTGTTTCCGTTTACCATTAGATGTATTAAGAAAACAATGGTATCTTTTATCGTTGCCTAAGAAAATAGATTCTTGAACATCATTTAAATAAAAATCATTTTCCATTTCCTCTACCGAAGCAAAGGCGCGATCAGCACCATACATTTTAATTAGATGGTCTAATTTCGTCAATGCCTCGTTTTGAGTAAAACCAATCCCTATCAATGAAGAGATGGCATCGGTCATGTTGTTTATTATACTAATTCACTCCTTTTAATTCGTAAAAATAACAGCCTCATAATAGAGGCTGTTATAATTGAAAAAAAACGTTTACCTTTCTCTTTACCCTTTATGTCTATTCGAATAATCTTTGTTTAGAACAAAGGAGTATTCATATCCGGCTTTTGTCATTTCCCGTACAACATCAAGGATATATTTATACGTTAATGTTCCGTTGTCAATTATTGGAGTAGAATAAAATCTAAACCCCTGCGCGTTGCTTACATATTCAATATCAGATGATGATATTGTTCCGTCAAGATAACACATTGTGTATTTTCCAACATCAATAATTTTAGCTCTTCCATCCGCTCCTACTGAAAGCAATTCATATATATCTTGTGGGGTGTTATTTACATTAAAAATTATGCCACCGTCTCCGAGTGCCACTTTAATATCATACTTAACATCTATTGCTTGTTGTGTTGCTTCGATAAACTCTTCTGTTGGAGTAATGTTTTTTTCAGTATATTGTATAAAAATATCATGATGTCCAGGTATTGGAGTGGCTAAAAAGCCGCCGTCTGATCGCAATATTACACAAAACGGATATTCGCTAAAGTCAGGAAGTTTAGACTCTTCGTCCATATGTGCGCCATAGCTATAGAAGCCAGAAGCGATATTCTGCCTTTCTGTTACATATGCAACATCGTCATATCTAATAGATAATTCTTTAGGTGGAACCGCGTCCCCGATCGGTTCAATTTCTAACTCACAACTACTTATGTCATCTTGATCTCCTTCAGTCGTGACATCCCCACTAAATATTACCACATCTTCGCCTTTTGTTATCGTATATCCGCTATTTGCAATTCCGTCTTCTATATGATTTAATTTTTCTTCCGTAATTATATCTCCTGTTTTCCAGGTTTGTTTTGTATATTCCATAGATAATTAACCACCTTTTATTATTGGGCTCGCTATATAAACGAGCCCGCCAGTAAATAATATAGTGTTATTTCAAATTCGCATTCAAGAACTTCTGCCATGCGCTAACCGTTGTTGGGCCGCAATAGCCGTCCTGGCCAACGCCTAGCTTCCTCTGAAGTGCCTTGATTGTGTTCGGGCCGAAGTGTCCGTCGGCAGATACTCCAAGCCATTTCTGCATTGCCTGAATCATTGGAGAATATCCACCGTCGTCTCTCCATTGCCAAGAAGACTCAAGGCAATTCATACAATATTTTCTGAGACCGGTCGGCTGATGGGACACAATGCCGTCAACAGTTGTTTTGAAAAACCTCTGAGTTGCTCTTGTTGTGAGGATTCCCCATTCCCCATCCACTGCAAGCTTTCCGGTTGGAGCAGGGGACGGTGATGGAGCAGGAGTGGTGTACTTAACCCACTTCGTCGGTTTGCCGTGCAGAGTCCATGTCATACACTGATATCCACCTTTATGGTTCAGTCTACGTCCGTTAGCATCAACATAAGAATAGATGATTCCAGTATGACCAAAATCCCCAGTCCATGCTGTGGCCTCAATCGTATTGTAGCATCTACCATTAATCCAGACTTCCTGTCCGATAAAAGCTCCGATATGTCCCGGCATATAAAGCAGTTCAGGATAGCCAAGTCGCAGAGCTGCGAAGTTTCCATTAACTCCACTGCACTGAGAGATTAATCCATATTCTGTACAATCTCCTGTGTTGTTCGGCCAATACCTTCCAGCGTTCATACCACGGTTAAGATTAAATGGATTGCCTCCATTAAATAAAGCCTTCTGGAAGTTACTGCAATCAGCATATAGGGTTCTTCCGTCCCAATATAAAAGATTGTAAGGGTAGTGGTTGCTATATGCGGTGCTGAAACTTGCCGCTTTCTTCATAGCGTTTACCCAATCATTCTGGCTGTTAAATACAATTCTACTCATTCTTTTCCTCCTCATGCGAACTATCACCGTTGTTTTCGTTATCAGACTCGGGACGATTCATAAAATCTTTATCAAGTGTCTCGAGCCAAGATGTAAGATTTACTTCGCTCATACCTTTACCTCCGTGTTTTAGGCAATAAAAAATAGAGCCAAACAGCTCTATAAAAACATGCAATATTTAAATATCATCCGTCAGACTATCTCCATCTCCTCGTCCTGAGCCTCTTGATCATATGCATTATTTATTATCCAATCCCATAGGGGCGTCAGGGTCGTTAGATATACAGAGTATATGAAGAGGGGTGTCTGACTCTACACTCCACATATTAAGCGAGCACGCATACGCATCTGTAATAGTAGGATCATAACCTAGGGCAACAACGTCTATCTTTCGGAGTTCATACCCAGTATTATCGTATTTTTTATAGTAAAATAAACAACCGCTAAGAAGACCATCTTCTATTTCGTTGAATGATTTACCGATGTTATCAGATGTTGTGCCTAGATCCAATTCTATTGCATTTGTTCGGCTGATACCGTCCTCAATATTGTTTAGCTTTTCAGAAGTAATGACATCACCAGTTTTCCATTGTGTTTTTATATAACTCATACCTGCCTCCTATCCAGCAATTGCAGTTCCGACAACCGCACTTCCTACTAGACTGTCTCCATCTCCGCCAGACTGACTTTCAGTTGCTTCATCGTCAACTTCAATTACATAATACCATCTGTTATCATAGAACTCTTTGTCAATAATTTTGCCAAGAGGATCGTATGGATCTTCCTCCAAAATTTCTAAACCAGTACCGTTGGTTATAACTAATTTACCTACATCTGGTTCTCCAGATGTAATTAGTTCATCTGTTACAGAGAAAATGTCTCCTTTGGAGATAGCGTATCCTCTCACAATAGATCCTGGTTTATTATAATGTGATCCAATACTATCACCGACTAAGAAATCATTCATTTCTGGCGAGCCAATTACAACAAGTTTATTTAAAGGAGTGCCTGGTAGTGCAGGTTTAATGGAATATATTTCTCTGTATTTTTTGCCTCTACCAATTTGTGTTTCATATTCAATTAATTCTCCAAGCCTAACTATACTACCGTTATCGAGTTCAAGTGTGTCTGGAAGTTTTACAGATACAATATTAGTTCTTGTATCTACTGACTTCATCTTGTCTGTTCTTAAAATTGCGTGTTTCATATATATCACCTCGTACCTTATACGATTTCCCAATCTCTGATTTCTTCGTAAATATCCTCCACGAAACTGTTGCCTTTACGCCATACATAAGCCTCGTACAGATAGTCCATATTTTGACGTTCAAATCTTGGAATCTTTCGTCCTTCCTTATACTTTAAATAAGTGTTAAGTATATGTGTGCGTAAAAGGCATTTAATAGCCTCGTTATCAGATTTGTTATATTCGATTGATTTTCGAATTGGTTTTGCAATGGCAATAATTAATGCAAGTATTGCCATAACTCCGTTACATAACGTAACAATTAATGTAAATGTGGGCATCTTTTCTCACCTCTATGCTTGTATAATCTTTTCTTATAATACTTCGGCCTTTTATTTCGTTTAGCCCTACATCCTCAATATTTCATCGTCCTTTAACTCATTACGCGAAAGCCTCGACATAAACTTCGAGACTCCCGCGTACATCTATTGCGGAAAGCAGTATACGCCTCTCCGCCTAATAACATGCCTTGCGCACGTTATTGGTGAAATTATAAACACAAAATGGGGATATAAGATGAATCAACAGTGTTTAATTTGTCGTAATTCATAGGAATATACATCGTCTTCACCAATTTAATGTAGTATTAATGACCAGAATTAACATAAATAATGTTGGAATCTGGATCTGTTGTAATGAATTCCTCACCTGTAATTGTGCTACCTATATCCTCAACATTATATTTTAAACCATAACTTGTTGTACCATCTTCAGTTGCTTCCCATATGGTTAATACTTGAAAATTACCATATAGGTTTTCTGTTTCAGAAGGATACGAAGCAATAATATTTTTAGAACTTAAATATGCGTTTTTAATCTCATTAAAAGTAATGTTGAAGTCAATAGTATATCCATCTGGATTTTCGGTACAAGTTGGCTCAGTGATTAAAGCGCCACCGTCACCTCCGGAACTTGCTATTCCATTTTCAATATTATTTAATTTATCTGCTGTTATCGTATCGCCAGTTTTCCAATTTGTTTTTATGTAAGCCATATGTCCTACTCCAATATAAATAAAACTATGCTTTTATATATTGTCGTTATATGGCACTTCGTATGTCATGGCTCTTGCGCTATCAGTAATTCCATCTGTCGTTGGGTCAACAATAATTCCAAGGATAGCGAGCAGGTCGATTAATCCAAGCGCAATTTTAATAATCATATCCTGGTCAAATTTTGGAACAATACCGATCGTATCTAATACCATATAAACAAAAGATATAACTGCTAGAACCATCGTAACTAAAGTTGTTTTATTTTTAAGTCTTAACTTTAAATTAATCATTACTAAATTTATCCTTCCTTTATAAAAACCTGTTATATATATTGCATTTATTTAAACTATTCAATTACTGCTTTATAATTTGTTGAATTATTAAACACAGATGCAAGATCTGTTTGTATGACCCAACTTCCATTTACCTTTTTATAAACTTTGTTAGCTTCTCTCCATGATCCGCTAACTTTAAAAAACAAATGTTGTGAGATTCCACACTTAACTACGATTGTGTGCTGCGCAGTAACATTTGTTAACTCATATACATAATTAACAATCTTCTTACCAGATTTGTCTGTAGCTTCTTCGTACTGAAGAAGGTTGGTTTTATCAACATTGTTATCAGTTAATGTTACTTTTGCATTCGCATCATCAGGAACAATCAACAAACGATAATCGTAACCAGCCAACAACACGCTTTGACCGTCTGGGTAAAGTTTTATGTTTGATCCGCTAGACGTTACGAAATAGTATTCAACGTCACCAAAAATAAATACGAGGCTATGTTTTTGTGCAATATTATTTAAAGTATATGTATAGGATCCTCCGGCCGAAGAGGCCTCAACACTTGTTACTTTCCACTGGAGACTGTCATTTCCATCATCAGACGCGTCGTCCTTGCCATATTTTATATCGATATAGTGTTGTCCGGCCGGGACTTCGTATGTAATTGTTTGTTGACTTGCGCTGTTCGAACACATCGCAAGTTGATAATTAGACGTACTATCAGAAGGGACAGAACCTCCGCTAGATGCAGTCAGTCCATCTGTAGATACTGTAGTATCTAATTTTCCAAACAGACCATAATCATAATTGGCTTCCGCATAATTAATATAGGTGATAGTAACTAAACAATCACTTTCAAAGTCCATATTTAATCTAGCAACTGATGCAGATTTACTTACACCATTGTTTGTGGATACATAATATCCACTAGAGCTATTAAGATTAAAACCATAGTCAGCACCAGATACCTTGGGCGTAATCGTGTATGTATTAGACGGAGGTAAATGAACCAGCTGATCTGAAATATCAACGCCATTGTCAAGAGCTAATGTCAACTTAGGATCGAGCGGTTCGATTGTCACTACATGATCTGTCCCCTCCTGAACTCTCTCTGTTCCTGTACCAGGAGTTGTTTTGGCGTTAATACTTGAGATTGTGATAGGATAATAAGTGTAATCAGGATCTTCATCTGGCGGTATAAATGGCCCGGATTCATCAATAAGAATCGTGTGATCGACGCCAATGTTTGTTATCGTGTAAGTCCAATAATATAAGTTTCCGGTTGACGGAACATCATATGTTACTGACCAAGTAACACCGCAGACGAGTCCTCCATAATATCCAACGGTGTGTCTTAACTTCGCATTTTGAAGTTCTGATCTAGTCCAGCTTCCTGTATTCTCTAAGGTATGCGTTTCATTTGAAGTGCTGGAAAATTCGTAGTACTCACCCTTTGCAGACGATCCAGAATAAGCTTGTACTCGTGATACATAAGTACTACTCACAGTCGAACTTTCTCGATGACCGTTTACCGTAATACTGACATTTGTTATTGTCGCATTTTCAGGGATATCACTAAAGTCGAACGAATACTCTGTATATCCATTTTCATTTCTGGAAGCGTACATATTACTAGACGAACTATATGGATCTTCCGCGCTATGTCCAATGCAATATGCGGCATATTGTTCACCGCTCTGTATGCCAGAAGTTGTGTAAGACTCAGGATATTTTTCTAGTTCTCCACCAGTCGGCAATAGATGTTGCTCTAATTGTTCCGTAATATCCGTGTCGTTATCAGTAACTAACAAGCCTGTTAAATCTTTTGCATCGATTCTTACAATGGCTGTTTCTCCCGCCATTAGTTCCTGAGTTGAAGGAGATGCGGTAGCGCTACTCACTGTCGATGTTGCTGTTACTGTGTAAGCAATTCCGCTAATGGAATAGTTAATCGTTAGATCAGCACCATAAAAATATAAGTATGCAGCTCTATTAGTGTTGCTCGTACCTCTCGTTCCGGTAAGTCTTACCTGAATATTGTCAAGCTCTGATCTCGTCCAACTTCCTGTGTTGCTGATTGATCGAGCAGTGGCAGAAGTGGAAGCAGCAGAAGTTGATCTGCCTTTCGCGGTCGATCCAGAATATAACTGGATCGTAGATGATGTCAGATATGAGGTCGAACTTACTCTTGATTTGACTGTGCAAGAAACAGAATCAATCGTTGCTTCTTCTGGCACGCCAGAAACGTTAAATGTGTACGAAATATAAGATGCCGCTCCAGAGCCCGTTCTGCAAGTAATATAAGCATAATCGGTAGAGCTTGAGCTATCATAACCATTACTAATTGGATAACTACTACTTACGCTCGAATAACTTGAATTAGAGCTATCGTAGTCAGATGGGTAGATTGTTACACTATCTTGCACATCAATTTGTCTTGACATATGTACTCCTTTTAACTCTGTAAGTAGATATCTCCGTCTTTACCAAGAGAAGTGCTTGGTTCAGACGTTCCTGTGTAATATGTAATGAACTCTAAGGTTCCCTGAGTTCTTACACCATCTCTTCCGTAAAAATAACTACCACTGCTAACGTCGGACGCTAGAGCAGTGGTATCAGTTAAATCGATAATAACATTATTCCCAAATATAACTTTATTCTCTGCCAACCATAATCACCTACCCTATTGTAACCGTGGTGCCATATGCGTTAGCTGTTTCAGTATATGGAATTGCAGCTATTGTAACCTGAGAAAGGTAATCATATCCGTCGTCAGGTAAAACCGTCTGCTGAAATGTCATTGGAGTAGCACTCTTAGCCTGAGCTGTGATTGCTTCACCAGTATACGTTCCCTCTACACCAAGTATCTCAACGCCACTCTTAATATTTGCAGCAATTATTTTTGCCTGTTCCGTTGAAGAGATTTGTACAGTACCAGACCCATCATGATAGCCGTTTGGTACGGTGTATACTCCATCTTTCGTTGAAATTGTCCCTGATACAGCTCCGTTATTGGTCATATCACCAGTAACTTTAGAACCATTTGCATATGCAGTTCTGCCGGAGAGAATCTCTGCTGCGACAGCATTTGCGTCGGAAGTATCTGCATCGTATGTGTTCGTTCCTTCGGTCTTAACACCGTCTTTGCCGTAAAAATACTTGCCAGATGCTACGTCAGCGGCAACAGCTGTAGCATCTGTTAAGTCAATCAATACATTGCCGCCGTAAATAATTTTATTCTTTGCCATTTTAAATCTCCGATCCTATATAAATTGTTTCACCAAAATCATTGTGAGTTTCGAAGTATGCTATCTTTTTTACAGTGACGTCGCGCTTCATTACTTTATTATTTGTATTAAGAACTACATCATTCTTGGTATGCGGATCGACTACATAAGGGCCATCATACTCGTCTGCATCATGAATAACATTAATTAAAATTGATTCGTCTATAATGACGTCAACGGTCGTATCGTCCGTCATTGCAACATCAACAATATTGTCATTCTCAGTTCCGTCAGGTACTACATTTTGTATAACGGACTCAGCGATAGCTACGTCTTCGACAAAGTTATCGCTTGCTATAGAAATATTAGCAACTTCGTTTTCTACGCTAATGTCTTTAGTTAAATCGCATAACGACCCGCATTTGATAGGGCAGCTTTTCATATCTAGATATTTTTTGTAATGATTATACATTTCATAACTCCAAGATTTCGTCCTTTAAATTATTATAAGTTTTAATATTTAATATATTCGAGCATGCCCTATCAAGCTCGTCGTTTTCGTTCCGAAAAAGCCAGTTAAGCTGTACTAAGGCAATTCCTTCTGGAAAACTTAAGGACTCTTCTTGTGTTAATCTTACTTTTACAACGCCATCTTCGAAAACAAGGTCGTCATTAGTTTTAGTTATTATTTCTCTGCCACTTTTTTTAGAAAATGTTATGTATACTTTTTCCATTTGTGACAAATCGAGATCTTCTGGCGTTTTAAATGTATACGTGGGAGTAGTTCCTCTATACATTCGTCCCCCTCCTTTGACGTGTTTTGTTATTTAGTAATATAAAAAATATTTATTTCTATTCATTCCTGATTAATTCTATTTCCGCGTCAGTTAAGCTTACAAACCGGGATGAAAACGCACTCCAATATTTTGCCGATATATATGCATCATATAAACTTTGCGGAACAAATATACTGCCGTAAGTTCCACTCTTTGGTGATACGTAAGGAGTTGAAGAGAATACGTTACTGCCACCTAGGCTAGCTACAATGCTTCCTAATAAATATAAGCTTTTAAGTACGTAACAGTGAGAAAACGCGTAATTCCCTATATAACTTACAGCTGGAAAACTTGCAGTCGTTAATTCTATACAATAAGTAAATGCGTAAGACGATATTGACGTAGTCGCCGGAAGATTAATCGACGCTAATGAAGAACAAGATGCAAACGCGTATTGACCAACAAGACTTGCTTCTGGTAAATTAACAGACGTCAGGTGAAAGCAACGATTAAACATATAATACGTAACTTTTTCAACAATCGGGAGATTTGCAAATGTTAAAGTATTACAATTGTAGAACGCATATTGACCTGCATAACTCGCAATTGGAAAATTGATGCTCGTTAATTTTTGACAAAAGCCAAATGCGTTGTCTCCTATGTAGGTTGCGCTTGGCATATTAATGCTTTCGATAGCACATGAATTAAATGCGGAATTACCAATATAAGCTACGTTTATGGCATTAATGTTGGATAGCGATGTGCAGTAAGAAAAAGCCGCGTTACCTATGCTTGTCGCTTTAGGTATGTTGACGTTTTCCAGACTCCTATCATTTTCAAAAGCGCATGAATAAATAGTTGTGGCGTTAGGAAGATTTACGTCAGTCAAATTTGCGCAATTAGAAAAGGCGCCGTATCCGACATAGTTGATATTCGAAAAATCTACCGATATAAATCCGCAATTGCTAAAAACCCACGATTCTATGCTACTTATTTTTGGAATATAAATACTTTTTAAATTATAACAATACCCAAACGCCGAATCTCCAATATATGTTGCATTAGGAAATGCTGCGCTTTCAAGATTAGAGTACTGAAAACAAAAATTGTCAATAGTTATATCATTTGATATATTTAAATTGGAAAGTGCTGTGTCCATAAAAGCGCCATGACCCAAATGGCTGACCTTGGGGATGTTAATGCTTGCTAGAGAAGTGCATCCCGAAAATGCGCAAACGCCAATGTTAGTAACGTTTGGGAGATATACGCTTTGAAGCACCTCATCAAAAATAAACGCATCGTCTCCGATTGATTGCAAGATACTATTACTTAAATATGACGATCTCTGCCCTTGAAAATAATCCATTAATTGAATGTATTCAGACGGTATGGAAATATTTACATCCGCTTTTGCATATCCAGCAACGGGATGCAACCCGTTTTCTGTAATATTGATCGTGCCGGATGGAGCATGCTGCCCGACTGTAATTGGTGTAGTAATAGTTGCGCTTACCACATTGTCAATATCTACGCTTACGCTGATCGGATTATTAATATTCATATCGAGCAGCACTCCTTTCATGTTGTTAAAATTATTATTTTATTAATGTTTCAATATGTGATAACCATTCATTAACTGTCATGGCTTCCATTTGCATTCCTTCCATGACACTTCTTCCTCTAATACCTTGAGAAATCTGCATCTTGTCCATATCTGGAATTGCACCCCAATACTTTTTATATTTCTTATAGTATTTAGCGAATCTCTTTTCAGTTGAATTTCTATACTTCTTATTAGTCTGATTAATCCAATCAGGTTTGTTCATTGTGTAATACGCGTCAAAAATCATAAAAGCGATGTAGAACAATGCCTTGTCATTGACATTACGCTTAAAGAATTCTTGAATTAAAGCATCGTTACTATCAATCATGTTTTTATATGTCTTAAGGATATACTTCGGATCATGTCTGCAAACGCTCTCGTCTCGCCATTTCCATAAATATAATGGGGTCTGACAATACTTTACATTCGTTGATAGGTTTGCACATAAAATATTGAAGAAACTGTCTTCATGAATCGTAAGTTTCGGATTCCATCTAATATTATTATCAATAAGATATTGCCTGCGATGAACCTTACCGTGGACAAAAGTGGAGTCCATCTCATGATTAATATAGAACGGCTCTTTCGTCTGAGGATTCCTCGTTTCTTCAATGAATAGGGTTGTCATACTATCAAATGGATTGCTATCAATCTCTCTAAAAATAATCCAGAAGGCACATACACTATAGAACATGTCGTCAGCATCACAGAACATAACGTAGTCTGCGGTTGCATGATCGAGACAAGCGTTTCTTGTAGCGCTGACGCCTTTATGCTCGTTTAAAATATAATCAATCTTGTACGAGTAATTGTTTAATAATTTTTCGGATAAACGAATATCGGAACCGTCGTTTACGATAACAACTCCGATTTCATTCATGTTAACATTCTGTTGGATTTCAATACTATCTAGTAGTGGCTTCACCACGTCGTCAGCCTCTTTGTACTGAGGTATTAAAATTTGTAATTTCATTTGTCTCCTTTTATTCATTTTATTATATTTGGTTGCCCAGACGATTATTCACCTTGTATCTGGGATGCGTAAGTGCTCCAGTTTTCTGCTGCTTTGTATGCTTCTACACTTGCGCTTGGAACGTAGATGATGCAATCGCTTGGAATACTTGCAAATGCAGTTGTTCCGAGCGTAGGTGGTGTTTCCGATTGAAAATGGTATTCGGCAACACCTATGCAAGTACTAAATGCGTTATTTCCAATACTCGTTACACCGTCAGGTATTGTGATTGATGTGAGAGAGTAGCAAGCAGTAAACAGATAAGCTCCAATACTCGTTACACCGTCAGGTATTGTAATTGATGTGAGACAATAGCAAGAAGCAAATGCGCTATTTCCGATACTCGTTACACCGTCAGGTATTGTAATTGATGTGAGACAATAGCAAGAAGCAAACATGCTACTCCCAATACTCGTTATACCGTCAGGTATTGTGATTGACGCAAGAGGGTAGCAATTATTAAATGCGCCACTCCCAATACTCGTTACAAGGTCAGGTATTGCAATTGACGCAAGAGAGTAGCAATTACTAAATGTGCTACTCCCAATACTCGTTACACCGTCAGGTATTGTAATTGACGCAAGAGAGTAGCAAGAAGTAAACGCACTATTCCCAATACTCGTTATACCGTCAGGTATTGTGATTGATGTGAGAGAGTAGCAATACATAAAAGCATAAGTTCCAATATTTATATTACTTCCAACATATGCTTTTTTAACCGCATTAGTATATACTCTGTTTTCATTTGCTACGCCACTGTTTTTATTTAAAAGTGGATAGGTCGATGTACTATAAAAAGCAGCCGTGCCATTTGTAACTTCAATCGTAATAACATATTGGCCAGCCGACTGATAAACATGTTGCTGACTTAGCCGTACCGTAAGACTTGACCCGGTCATAACATCAGTTGAACCGTCGCCCCAATCAATTGAAACATTCCCGTCAACTGCCAAGGATAGGTACGGAGAAAGTCGTCCTTCCGTAAGCTCAATCTCAATTCTGGTCTTCCCATCAGACGTTACATACATTTGTCCGACTGTTAACTTTTCATTTGGATGATTCGTAAAATATGTTTTAATATCCGCCAACGACCAGTTCCATCCCTGAGATGTTAACCCGTTATGCGTTGGATTTGCGGGAAGTGCTGTTAGACTCGCAACTTCTGATGCGGAATAAGAATCGACAATTGTTCCGTCGTAATCGATAAATATAACACCGGAATCTACTGTACCGCCCCCTCCACCGGAGACGTTAACCATTACGGCGGAGTAACCATCCGCATTATCGGAAGATGCATTGTAGGTTCCGTTCACCGTGATTGTTTTTGTTGTCAGGGTAGCGGAAGATGGTACTGCAACATCTACACTTGCATAACTGCTAACGTCAATTCCGGTTCCATTAGCTGTAATAGATTTTGTTCCCGACGGAACAATATAATCATCTGGAATAGGATCGACAGTTACGTAGTCATAGCCATCGTTTCCGTATTCTCGTATATATAATTTAAAAATTTCATACTCTGAAGCATCGACTGTTATTGTATGATGCGTACTATCAGTCCAGAAATTGATCGTCACAATACGACCTGTTTGGAGAAATCTAAACGTTTTTGTTTTATCTTGCGCAGAGGCTGTCGATCTAGGAACTTTGAATCGTCGGTTTTTATTTGCGATGGTGTCATCTATTTCTCCACCAGATGCGGACGAGCCATAGATATAACAGTCCATATTAGCCGGCATTAAAGTAGCATCTATCTGAACAGTATACGGCGTAGAAATAACGGTTGTCTCAGTAATAATGTTACTAATAACGCTGCCGTCTGGAATAAAAGTCTGGCTTTGCTTTGTTGGAGTAACAATTAGGTCAGTGGTTTTGATCGCTCCAACAGATACACGACGATATCCATCCGCTACATACTCGGAAATAAAAAGTTCGTATATTGCTGATTCACCAGGCGAAACGGTAACCGTGTGATGCGAAGAATCCGTCCAAAAAGCGATTGTGACTGTTTGCTGATCCTGATCGAATGTGAATGTTTTTATTAATTCGCCGTATGTTTCCGGAACTGTGAATCTTGCTTCAAGACCTCGCCCAAGCTCGCCACCAGATGGAGGGTCTCCAGATCCGTAAATTTCGCAATCCATTCCGATTGGCATAAGCGACGCATCGATAGTAACACTATATGGTTCTGATATGGTGGTATCTTCCGAAATAATATATTGAATTGGATTTATGACGGGAGACCCATATATCTGAGAAGATGTTGCAGGATAAACATCAATGTTCGTCAATTTTATCGGTTCAACTTCAACACCTTCCAAGCCAACATAATATTCATTAAACTTATAAATATCTATAAAAAAACGTTCATTATCAGTTTCATTAGATGATTCTATAGTTATTTTGTTATTTTTTGCTAAAATAAACGTATATATATAACTATTATCTGCTATTTTTACACCCGCTCCGGTTAAAGAATTCCATCGAAATACTTCACGGATTGTTGTTCGACGCCCAATAATATAAACACTTAGCACATAACTAGAACCGTTTTCCAATGAACTCAAATCCATGTCTGTTGTGTAAGGTAAATCCTCCCAGCTACCCATAACTAAATCCGCTTTTGGCTCCGGTTCGGAAGGATATATGTATTGCGCATTTTGGGTTGGATACACGTTTTCTTTATGTTCTAGATTTATCGGCGGTATTGAAACTACGGAAAGTCCGTAATAGCCTTCATCGGGCTCTACATACTTGGCGTTGTATCTATTTGCCATAGCCGCTTTAGGTTGTAATGGCGGCGGATCAAGTTCCACATTCACATCAGCTTTTGCATACCCTCCAACATTATGTGTTCCGTTTTCGGTAATAGATACGGTGCCTGTTGGTAAATGTTCACCTATTTCGATTGGAGCATTCATCCCAATTGTTACAGGTTCATCAATGTCAATTATTTGAACTCCATTAATATCCATACTTATTCACCGCCTTGCGATCCAGATATAATTTCTGGATGTAAGTTGTCTCTAACAATAAATGCCATCACATCTGTGCAGGCTCTTTTTGTAATCCCCTCGTCGAGGTATGTCCAGTTGATTTGTACTTTTACTGTACCTACAGGAAAGCGTTGAGTGTCTTCCTGTGTTAAAAGAACCTCTACCGCATTCGAAGTAATCGTAAGGGATTCTCCAGTTTTCTCAATTATCTTTGACGATTTCAAATCTGAAAAAGTTACAAATACATTTTCCGCCTGCGTCATGTCGACACCAGCAGGAAATGTAAATGTTACTGTAGGGGTTGTAATCTTATACATAATCCACCTCACGCTCCTTTATATAGTAAATGACCACCCATACTCAAAAGAGTAGGGTGGTCTAATTGTGTAAATAAAATGTGCCTTTTATCTTGAGGTATCAAGGTAGTAACAATTATCAGTATCATTATATAGAAAAGTACCGTTTGTAAAATCAATAGTGGTTACAATTCCTCCCTCGATAACGAACTCGAAAAGTAATCCGAAACGGATTGTTCCTGATTCCGAGGACTCCTGTTGCGTGATAAATAATGCAGGAAGAAACATGACCCCATCATAATCTGGTGGAGATACATAATTCATTATATTATCACTTGTTATATTTTGATTTAGAGCATTGCATAAGATTTCATCATCTCCGACCACTTTAGTTTTAAACATGGCTACTGCTCGATAATTAGGACTTGGAGTCCATGCGCGCTCAATCCCGTCCTCAATATTATTAAGTTTGTCTGCTGAAATAACATCCCCTGTCTCCCAATTTGTTCTTTCGTATTCCATAATATCTCCTTAAATAAAATGTCGGCCCTGGGACATATCGTTGAGAGGTGCTGGCCGTCCTGTTCAGTAAATAAAATTATCCTTTTATGCAATCACTCAAACATAAATGTATGAAACTGCCAATGTTAATGGAGCTTTGGCCGATGCCCAATTCCTTATCGCAAATTGTATCTGCGTGTCGTTAATTTGTCTGAATGCGTACACGGTACAATTAACATTATTATCACCATAATAATAATAACCAGCGGGGCAGACCAGCGTTCGTCCATCTGGAATAGTCGCAGTCACCCACGTCGTAGCATTTGCACTTATAGTAGCCGGTACTTCAAGACTTCCAACTTTTAAATCTCCGAGATTATATACGGCACGAGACACACTTGGAGTGAACGCCCTCCATAACCCTTTTATTTCAAAAGAAAAATTTATGGTGTTTGTATACGAAGCAGATGAGCGAGAAGAAACCGTAATCTGTGAAGTGTTATAAGATTCAAGTTTCGTTCCGAAATAAGAGCCTGATGCTTGCCCAGTTACATGAACAGATTGCAATGTGGTAAATCCTAGTCCAGAAATACTTATCGAGGTATTGCCGTAATAGGTGTTTTGAATTGGATTTGTCATTGCGACACTTGCGCTTGTATTTCCCCATGCCTCCATTATACCGCTAGCCCACTTGCGATACGTCCATATACCTGAAGTTCCTTCCTCTATAATATAATTCGCAGAACCACCACTACCGATTAAGTCATATATTTTCTGAGCCACATGATCTAAGCCTAAAATGTCTAATGATTTCATTTAACACCTCTATTTCCAAAATCCTCTTGCTTCCATGTGAATATTAAAAGCAATGTTTGTGCTTGTTGAATTTGGTCGTAACACAAGCATTTGTGGTGTGACAGATGCTGAACCATATTGCCAAATCTCCAGACCACAAGTACCTGAGTTGGACGGCGTCCCATCCGCAACCATATTGATTGTGGGTGGGGATAGGAATAGACCAGATGGATAATTGGTTGTAAAAATTGGTTTTCCTTCAAACAGGTTTCCCCATCCACTCCACGATGTAATTGTATGTCTTTGTGTACCCCAGCATTCAGCGATACCAGATGCCCACTTTCTGTAAGTCCAAATTCCAGACGTGCCGTGTTCTACTACGTAATCTTGAGCATTCGTACTTGTGCCAGATGAGCTTCCAAATATAGTATCAATTTCGGATTCCGTTATTCTCTCAACATTAACACTAGCTTGTATTTTTTTAATAATATTTTTAAATATTGTATAAATTCTCATAAGCCCTTTCACCCATTATCATGTATTCAATGTTCCGTTTCTATTGAACCAATCGATTAAATCTGCATCCCTTATATGTAATTTACTAGTATTCCTTAGAGACGTTTGAGAAGAAAGTCCTGTAATACTTACAGTTCTATATTCATCTTGCGCCCATGCACCATTTACATATACGAAATCTTCTCCATCGTCACCAGATATCTCTATTTTGCCATTAACCGCATCTATAAATATCTCATTCTTAAATGCTAAGCTTCCGAAGCTGCCATTGAGGTAATAGTTTTCAGTTGGCTCTGTAGTTTTCGGAGAATCCGGTATTGTTTCGTTCATCGTCCATTGTGTGTCGTGTAAAGATATTACAGCTTGTGTATCAGGGATCTGCGTTGCATTGCTTTCGAACCATGCTATTATTGTCGGGTTGGTAGCATCTGCGCCGCCATAAATGGTGACGTCTCTCAGATGATCATTCCCTCCCCAACCACTTGTGTCTCCATCTTTTGCTTGATACCAAGGGACATCTTCGTCATCTAAATAAATTTCATAATAAGCGTTATAGTATATAAACTCTACGCTGCTAGAAAATTCGAAATTACCAGTTTTGCCATAAAGATTAAAAGTGCCAGGAGTAATAGCTTCGTTATCTAATACCTCGTTCATTACCCATCTTGTATTTACAAGTGTTTGAATAGACGGAGTAACAGGAGCTGGAATTAAACTCCAATCATCACGATTCCATGCTCCAGCAGTTGTTATATCGTGAAGAGCCTCATAAATGTTATCATTGTTTGATACAAAATCTCCGGCCTCATAAGTTGAATACTGACTAAACGGTTCGGCCAATAATGATGCGAGTTCATAATAATCATCATCGGTAATTGTATGATCGATTCCTGCAACCATAAGGCTCTTTGACAACGTCAAATCAATGGCTGCTACTGGTACATGAAACTCAAAATCATTTTCTCCCCAATCAAAAACAGGGACGCCTTTTGTAATAATAATATCCGATATTACAGTATTGATTCGATCCGATACTATTATTCTAAGGTTATAAGCCTTAGTATAGTCAAACGTATCTGAAGGGATTAACGATGGCACGCTGGCATACGAAGTCGATGTTGTCGATATATTGCTGTTACTAATAGTAGACAGCGAACTATATTCTTCTTCGTCTAGACTCTTAAACCGATACCCAACTGTTAGCGAGTTATAATTTGTAGTATTTCCGAAATAACCGTTATAATATCTTCCGCTAAATGAAAGGTATATCTGATTCGATGATACAGGAGACACCCTTTCTGCTGATGATACACATGTTGGTACAGTATACTCAATCATTGTAGGATTGATTGTTTGAGTAACATCATATCCTCTTGAATCTCTTATAAAGAACACAAATGAAGAAATAGCTACTTTATCATATGTATACGAAGTTGTAATAAGATTGTTAATCATATTAACTTTGATCGTAGCATTATTTCTTGCAGAAGCTGTAAGCGTACACAATGCAGTCGATGCATTACGAATCAGTTTTGTATTATCTCCTGTCAACGCAATTGTTACTGAGTTTGAATCAATAACGCTGCATTCTAATATCGGCCCGGAGTTTTCCTGTGTTGTACCAAGTGTTAACGTTGCGTCACTGACAGGGCCGATTTGTGTGCCGTAAACACCGTCTTCATAAGAATCATATGTTGTCATAGAAAGCGTGATTGCTTTCGTCTTGCTATCTGAAGGTATTAAATTCAGTAATGTTGTTCTTAATTCTGATGATACATTAATGGTTTCATTAGCCGTGCCTGTTGTATACGAGATGTTATCTAAATACATGATAACATCGTCGCCATTTTTCATTTCAAGACGATGTCTATATGTTGCCACATAATTAGTCCTGCTAAACGTTATCGTGGTGGCGTTAACATTGTCTGGATAAAACGTTGTGACAGAGTTTATCTTTGTGTTTCCAAGAGTTGTAAACGAAACATTGTTAGCAGCCCCATACAAATTATTGGATGCTTTTCTTGCACGCAAACTTACAGTATACATTGTATTAACTGTTAATCCAGTCAATGTAACGTCTGCAGTTGTTCCTTGTGTTGTAGAAAATGATATCCAGTTTGCACCGCCGTCAAGAGAATACTCCCATATATTACACGGGACGTCTGACGAAGCTGTTATTTTTGCTCCATCAACGGCGATATTTGATATATCGAAAGAAACAACTGGGGCAATAAGGTCGACAGTCACCACTGAAGAAGCTCCGTAGACCTGATTTGATTTCTTTCTTGCCTCAATTTTTACAGTATGTGTACTACTTGATAATCCAGTAATTGTTTTTGAAGTACTTGTTGTCGCTGCCGTTGAGTAATTAGTCCATGCGCCGCCATCAATAGAGTAGTCCCATCTATCACACGTAACACTTCCGGAAGAGCCAGTTAGCGTCAACGATGTGGTTGAACTAGCAACAGCGCTGTTTAATTTAACTGAAGGCGCAGATCTATCTAATTTTGACAACACGACGTTGCTCGAGTTAGCCGAGCACCAACTTGGAGTAAAGTCTGAAGAAGACATGCTTCCAGAGATGCCAATCGTCTTAGAACCATCCGCGTTATGTGCTACAGAAACGGATCTTTCAGTTAAGTATAACCATCCACCGGCGTCGATATACGTTGGGTATGAAATATTTCCCGAATATGAGCCTTTTGATCCATTGATCGTAATAGTCATAGACCAGTTTCCGCCAAGATACGACTTCGACCTTGATCTTCCAATGTATGCTTTAGCTGTGACAGTTGACGTATTATTTGTGTCACTGCCTCCGCTTTCAGACCATACTATTTTATATGTCCATTCCGAACTCGCGGTTGATCCTGTGATTGTTCCACTTGCCATTTTATTTCACCGTCCTTAAACAAAAGACGGCCACAACCGTCTAAAAAGTAATTTATGTTATTGTATTTAAATATAGAAACATGCTGTTCTATTTGAATCTGTATCATTTGAATAGTTCTCAAATCTTGAATGTAGACCAGCCTGAAGATACTCATGCGCAACAAGGTTTTTTGTTTGAACGCCATCATTCTTAGCCGTCAAAATTGATGTCCGTTCTCCTTTGTTGTAAGTAACTGTTGCCCATGCACCGTCCGCAAATTTCGGAGAAAGTATTGTTACGGTATGAAGATTCTCGTCATATTCCAAATTGGTAACAGGCGTGTCATTAATTACAACATTAATATCAAATGTTTCATCGGACAAATCAATAGCTGGATATGTAAGCGTGAGTTTGTTATCTAGCACCTGTATTCTCTCCGTATATTCTTCCGGAGCAGAGTTGTTTACAAGCGATACTTCCATACCCTCGTTGTTGAGGACGTTAACGATTTCAGAATCAAATCTTTCAATCATCAACCCGTTATCGTTAAATGTATATCCAGTATTTGTCGTAATAGCATGTATCTCTGGAACGTGCGCCTCAATACGTTCTTGCATTACAGAGAATATATCAACATAATCTCCGTTATCATTTTGTCCTAAGATATGAAGCTCGTTACCAAGGATAATGTCACCCATCAATACTTCTGCATTAACGCCATATTTATAAGTGCCATCGGCCATTAATATCTTTCCGATTGCGAGCTTACACGTTTCCCATCCGTCGTCCGTCAAAGCAATCATATTATTCACAATCTTAATTTGCTCTGGATAGAACTCGGACTCTCCAGATCTTTGCTTTCCGGTAATTCCGGTACTATCAATAATAAAATCCTGATATTGTGATGTAATTGCCTGACCTGCGGAGAGTAATCTCATTTGAGATAGAGCATTTTTAATCTCATTAAACTCTCCAGATGTAATAGGGTATATTGTATCCTTAATAAAGTTAATACTATTAGATGTTCTGCTAATATTACCAAGCACATTGTCGAATAGCGTTTTTGGATCAAATTTGTTGTATCTATTTCCGAACGTCATCGATAATGACTCGTCTTCATAATTTACAGTAAAGTTAGATAAAAACAGAGATGCGATATCTCCTGGTTTTAGTTCAACATTAATTAAACAACCGGTTTCAAGTTGCTCAGTCCAATCTTGAAACATTTGTTGAAAAATAAAATTCTCAACATCTACGCTAAATTGTTCTGTCGGAGTTGAAATCTTTTGAAGTTGAATCTTTGCACGATCATATAATATTTTCATTTGATCAAGCTGCTGTGGATAAGTCATTGATTCAGTAATTGTAATGAACTCGTCCTTATATTCGCCCTCAAATGTATATAACGAAATTGCCTCTAATTCTTCGTTCGAGAAATACGTATTCATATCTACAGCAGAATGTATTGCCTCTATGTTTTCTCTTGCTGCAGATAATTCTTCATTAATTGTATCTAATGCACTTAGCTGCGTCTCTTGCTGAAATACCAAAGAGGCGATCTCATCATTAAGTTCTTTGATAAGATTTGTTACAATAATTGTATCTTCTGCACTAGAGTTGTTTGTGTGATAAAATACTCCAATCTTTGTACCGTCAGGGAACTGGCCAGTATAAAAGGTTAGTACTTTCGTTGCAGAATCATAAGTAAAATGATCAGGCGATACTGTAGAAGATTGCGTTAATTGCTTCGTATATACACCTTCATTATTTTTAATATATAGCGAAGATATTTCGCTTCCCACAGCGCCCACAGCAACATTTGACGTTGTTGCTTTATTCCCATTAATTGTTAATTCTTCAGAAAAAGTTTGGCTCAAAGGAATGTTCGTACCGCTGTCGTTATACTCAGATACAATATTTGCTACTTGTACAGCTTTATCTCCGCTAACAGTAAAACAAAGAGCGTTCGAGTCCGTAAGTCCAGATGTCGCTACGACGTTATCTTTACATTTTTGATACATGTTCATCTGAGTAGATATTCTTCCTAACTCTAATTGAACATTCGATCTCTCGCCAAGCTTTTCATAATAAATTGAATTGTATGAATAATAATCATCTTCATACGACTCTACTAAATCTTGCCAAGCCTTTATTTTGTCGGCAAGTTCTTTTGCCATTGAATTAAAATAATTGTCATATCTATATAAGACGTTAGTTCCTATCGGGTTGACTCCAGCTATATTGATATCGCTATCTCCCAACACACTAATTGCCGTATATATATCATCGCTTGTTCTCGATACTGTAATTGAATTAACAATATCTTCGTTAGAAATATGAATATCTGTCATTCGAACATAATTGTCCTGTGAGTAGATATAAATATATCTGTTTAAGATATCAAATACGAAAATGCACTCATATGCGTCCTGCATTTCCGTTAACATAAAGGATAAGATGTTTGTATCTTCTGAGATGTCCTCAAATGTTCTGTACTTATTTGATAATGATTCATCTACATAAGACAGACTCCACCTAGGAATAGACCTCACGAGCATCTCTATTAATGTATCGAATCTATACGTTGTATTATATGCATAATCTAGATTAGATTCCTGGCTATAAAACGCCGCCGGCATTGTTTTATTTTTCAATTCCGTCTCACACGACTCGGCGCTAATATCCTTATATGTTAACTCATCTGTTATATGCTCCGTGACATCAGTAATAGTAAAGAAGCCAACGTCGTCTACAAATACATTTTGTTTTTCAGAAATAATCTCATATATGTTATCTGGGTCTTCGCTTTCATCCACTTTATAACATGCAAAGTTAAGACTTGAAACTTCATTGAAGTTTGCAACTATTTCTTCGTCAGATGTCATAGGGATTCCGCCAATGACATCTGTTATTCTTCCGTCGATATATCTAGACGCAGGCGTACATAAAGTAAGCTTCGGGTGTTCGAAGCGATTAAATGCGTCATATTTTACTAGCATGAGTACACCCCCATCTATAAGAATTTACGATTAATAAATTTAAACGAGATAGATTGCAAATCACCAGTAAAAAAGAAGTTGTTTTCCCCATCTAATAATCGTATAAAATTTCTGTCTGAAAAGAACTGATACATATTATTAGAAATGTGATTTATATCTCCCCTCATTACAAATGTTGTATCTGCGGGAAGACTTGCAAAACTGGTAAATCTCTCCGCGCTATCTGTATTGTTATATATCGTTACGTTCCCTCCAGTACTTCCTGTCATGAATGTAACTTCTGGATATATATAATCATTTAAATCAGAATCAACATTAATTATAAAGCTTCCGCTTTGACTGTCGATTGTGATATCTTTTTTAATCTCTTCACTCCATGCCATAACACTATCAGCCGTGACAGTCATCTTATATCCAACAACGCCTCCATCGGTATCAATGCGTTCTCCTTCTGTGAAAATACAATTAATGTGAAGAAGTGACTCATTACTGATAGTTCCTAAATATGGGTAGAGTGGTAAAAAAGTTCTTTTATTAAACAGCGATCGTTCAATCATTGGCATGTCTATAGGATTGATAACGGAGCCATCTAATGTTGTGATCTCCATCTCGAACGAAATAGGAGCTTCATCATATGCGACCTTTGTGGTTAAAAATCTATGATTACGTTTGTTTCGAACGACGTTCACATTTTGCACAGACTGCAATACTTTCATTCGATCTGTCTCGACGTTCGTAATTCCAATATTGTAAACAATAGAATCAAAATCTCCGTATTTAAAATAACATCCATATAAATCAATCATAGAACGACCTCCTTTCGAATAGTCAATTATTATAATAGGGGAGAGCAGAGCCCTCCCCTTAAATTGTTAAACCCTCCACTTAGGCAGGAGATCTCCTTTTATGAAATCAGTATTTTATTTATTGAGACGATTAAGTTCTCTGAGCATATAATCCATCTCTGAACGTTTTTCTCTACGAATCTCGCTAATAGTTTTCTCAGTTGCATTACCTTGAATGATAATGTCTCCCAGAGAAATATTTTGAGATACCGTATTATTTTTGATCTCAGAACCGATTCCACTACCAACAGCCCCAAGAACGCTAGCAAGAACTGCTTCCGGATTATTTGCGAAGTCATACAAGAAGTCTGTTGCCTTGCTATTAAATACTTTTTCTCCTCCAGAGAAGAGCCTGTAACTACTTCCGTCTGAAGTTTTAAACAGAGCTTCATCTCCGCGCTCATTAATTTCGTGAATACCCGCAAGAGCATTGCGAGTACCAGATGCATAACCAACAAGCTGCGACTTGTTAACCCAGCCTACCCATGTTGATGCGCCATCATTGATATTTTTAGTGGTACCAATATGGTATGGTGCTGCTCGTCCCGGATAGTATGCCTGTACGTACAGAGTTCTGCCTATAGTCCATGACGCCGCGTTTAAGCTAGGAGTAGCATAAGAGTTTGTTGCCAACTTTGCGCCAGACTTCAACTGTACCGCAGAACCTTGTACCGGGTCTGCCTTTGCTGCCGGTTTAGGTGCCGGTTTAGGTGCCGGTTTAGGTGCCGGTGCCGGTGCTGGCTGTTTTGTCTCCAATACTGGTTTAACAGGGTTTAATCCAGCATCAATTTTTGATGTGTCGACAACGGCCGGGGTAGTATCGGTTCCGTAGGTTAGCTGAATATCTTTATAATACTCGCCAAACTGTTCACGATACTTCTTCAGAGATGTGTACGCCTCATCCCACATCTCCGAGATATCCTCTGGATTGCCTGTACCTTCCCAGTTGTTGTATTCGACCATTGCCTCATAGAGATCCTGGCCTCCATGCTGTACGTCCTTTAACGCTCGCTGATAAATTTCAGCTTCAGACTGCGAAGTCTTCTCAATAGCATCAATTTGATTCTGAAGTTCGTCTTCTTGAAGTTGCTGAATTGCGTCTAGTTTTTCTTTTGCAACTTCAAGAGCGTGGTCTTTTTCAAAATCGGCCAATTCTTTTTGAGCATCAAGCAATTGCTGTGATAATTCAAGTCGTCTCTTTTGAGCCCACGCAGAATTATCATATTCAATCTGTGCCAACTGAATCTCTAAATCAGTAACTGCTTTACGCTTCTTAGCTTGCTCATCAAGATACTTATCTTCATCATAAGAATCTTGAAGCATATCTTTCTGCTTGGAGTAGAAGTCTTGGAGATTTTTGAGTCTCGTATTGAGATTATCTTTTTCCGTATCAAGATCCTTCTTAAGCATCTTCATGCGATAATCAACAAGTTCTTTTGCTGCAGACTTAGCGTTCTTGGTTATATCTTCTTCGCGCTTTTTGCGGTCGTTGTAATAACCCCACCAAGTTTTCTGCAAGTCTTGTACGGTCGAGTCGTTATTATCTTTGCCTTCCTTTTTAAGTTTAGCAATTTGCTCCTCGACAAAAGCCATACCGGTCTCATCCCATTTGATGATCTCCTGATCCGACTTGCCAGCATTCTCCAACATATCGATCTTCTTGTCGATATCGTTGAAGTAGTCGTTGACTAACTCTTTTGCCTTTTTATAAACTTCTTCTTGATACTTCCAGTATTCCTCTAAAGTTATCTCATTATTTGCATACGCAACTTGATGTCTCCACTCAAGCCAAGAGTAGTATTCCTGATCTGTCTCTTTACCCATCGCGACATTGTGCTGATGAGTTTTGTATTCCTCATTGAAGCGATCGGCCGCGATCTTCTTCATTAACTCATAAGCTTCTTCTTCATACTTATGAGCGTCTTTGAGCTCGATAACTCCTTGAGCATATGCCTGCTTCCATGCGCCTGTAAGCCATGTCAAGTAAGCAGCGTCTGTTTCTTGATCCAGCTTGCGATAATGGTTGTGGAGTTCGTACTGTTGTTCGAACCAGTTATCACCAGAGCCAGATGATGATGCTGAACTTCCTGAAGAGCCACTTCCTGCTCGCGTTCCGTAATAGCTACTATACGCCGTAGAGCTAGAGAAGGATCCTGCACTTCCAGATATCTTATTCCAGTATCTTGATGCGGTACCTGACGCAAACGCCGGGATCGAGTTGATATTGCTTAGGTTGTTACCTAATATCTGTTTCGTCTGTTTGTATGTATAGACAATATCTCCGGCGTTCAGCTTTCTCATTACAGGGCCGTTAATACCCGCGAGGTAAGCATTTCCTTTAGAAACAACGAGCTCCGGTTTCGGACTTCCAGATGCGGAGTATTCGTCACCCAGTAACGCAAGTCCTGATCCGGCGTGTCTTGTTCCTAATGCTCTTGTCTGATGTCCTCCGCCACGTCCGGAGAATTTACCTCCGCCGCCTCCGCCTCCAGATACTGAACCCATCGAGTTCATCAACGATTGAATATGCTCGAGTCTCGCTTCGGCTGTAGACAATCCAGATATTTGGAGGGACATTGAAATTGACATGCCATCCATAATACTTGCTTCTGTTTTAATAGATGTCATATCTGCAGCCACATCTTCCAAATTTTGATCAGCCTCTGCAGTGTCAACATTAATGCCATATTGCTCTGATAATGTCGATTTAATTTGATCAATTGTATTTGTTGGAAGATCTAGATTTACTAGAATATCTATAATTGACTGCTCGTCTAGTACGCTTAAGGAACTAGCAATTGCCTGAATCTGCTGTTCGGCTGTCAAGCCATAAGAAGCTGTATCTGCAAGAAATGCTTTGATATTATTTGCAGCTGCTTCTGCGGACTCCGCTCCCTGAAGGTCAAGATTTATTTCGATTAAATTATCGCCCGCATAATCAGATAGCTCTCTAATTGACGCAAGCAATTCATCTGCATCAACTCCGGCAGATGCTGCCAGTTCATCAAATTTTTGACGATTCAATATCATTGTATCGCCAAGGTCTTGTAATACTCTGTCTTGCTCTAACCAGCTAGCAGCTTCATCTGCAGGAAGCTTTAACCATTCTGATGGTGGTACGTGCTGAATATATGCATCAAGTAAATCTATTAAAGCATCGCGTGTAAGACCCATTGATGTTGCAAACTGATCGAGTTCGGCAGAGTCCCACTTTAATGTACCAGTTTCGGAGTTAAAGCTAGCGATAGCCGCCGGAACCTTTTCATTGATGTCCATCAAGAAATTATACATTCCTTGATCCGCGTCGCTAAAATATCTACTTAAAGTTTCAATTGCCGCGATCTGCGCATCAACGGACTGGTTAATGTCTACGCCAAAATAGTCTGCGAGAGCAGCATAGTGTTTACCGCCCCAGTTTTCTCCCTGAACCTCTTCGAGAAGCTTCTGGTAATAACCGACACGCTTCTCCATTCCAGTATCGTAATCATCGCCTTTTAGAGCTTCATCGAGCGCGGCTACGGAAGCGGCTGTTCCATTTGCGACATCCTGAATACCTTGTAATCCTCTTGCAACAGCGGTTGTTCCTAGAGCGGCCTTTTCTGCTTCAGTATAAAATTCAGCAAATTCTCCAGATGCCGATAAGAGCGCATCGACTGTATCGATTACTTGTTGTTCACTTCCGTGAAAATCATTATTCGCTGCGACAGCTTCAATAACTTTATTTCTATACTCCTCAAAATCATCAGCTGTTTCGACAGAAGCCTTTCCAAGTTCTAATATTGATTTCTGAACAATGTTATGATTTAATGAATTGACTTGTTTGGAATACTCAGCAGTTGCTGTGGACATTCGATCAAAGTAGCTTAATAAAGACTCATATGTCTGATCTCCGTCTTTAGTTTCTTTTTTTAATTCCGCAAGTTTTGATTTAATTGAATCAATATGTTCTACAAAATAATCTACATTGAGAGCCATTGTGGGGTCATCCACTATCAGCCCGAGAGTGTCATTTATATTTGGCATACTCGTCAACAAGCTTCCGAGAGACTTATTGATTTCTTCTTGTGTTAATGATTTCTGCGCTTCTAATCCATACCTTTGAGAAGAAATGTCTAATTCTAATTGTTGTACGGCTGCTTGTCTAAGAGCCTCAGAATAGCCGTCAGTCGAACCCGCTAATCGATTAAATTCTGATGCCGTTAATCCAAGTGATTGTCTAAGTGCATCTTGTGTGCTTGCAAATTCTTCCGTGCTTGTTTCTCCGGCGTCAACCATTGAAACATAACTTTGATAATTGCTAATGAGATCGGCAGCGTTTTCTCCTGCCTTGACGCCTATTTCGGCCGATGCCTCAGCCCATTCATGAGCCTGTTTGACAACATTGGATATTAATGATATTGCAGCGGATACTGCCATTGCAATAAGTCCTATTATTCCAAGAGCCATCTGCATCTTGGAACCCATTGACAAGGCTGCGTTTCCTGCCTCTTCTTCCGCAATAGCCATAGTACCGGTTGTAATAACATTTCCTTCTTCTGCTGCGGTTAAAGCACTGGTTGAACCGGCCGCCGCTGTTTGCCCAGCGACTAAGGACGACAAACTTGATTTTGCTACCCTGCCAAAATTCTTAAACCCGTTTACTATTTTGGTGACACTAGAAATAATAGTATCACCTTTAAAAATTGCAAATAATGAAACGGCTAAAGGAATAATTGTTCGCAATCCGCCAAGTGCATTTATAAATTTTAATACACCAGAAGTTGCTTGCAACAATACTTTTACGAAATTCACAAATTGACTTATGAACTCAGCAGATATAGTTGATTGTGAAAACTCTGTAAAAGCATTTTTGAGCTGCTGCACGTGTGCTTGTACACTATTAAGATATACTTCGTTTGCTTGTGAAAGAGCGCCCTCGCTCGTTCCCATTCGTTGCATTGCTCCCTCTGCTTCAGAGAAGTTCTCCATAAGGGAAGCAAAAACATTCTGTTGTCGTGTACCTGATAAAGTTTTAGCTAAAGCTGCTTGTTCGTTGTCCGACATCGTAACCCAGACCTTGGACAAGTCGCTTAAAATATCATATACATCTCTTAACTGGCCATACTCATCGGTTAAAGCAACGCTGTTATCTGTTAGTGCTTTAACAACTGCGTCGTATTCGACATCAGTCATTGTTTCGCCGAGATCGTCGAGTTCTGTTCCGACGTTTCTAATACGAGCTGCAATTGTTCTTAAACCAGTAGACGATTTTGAAATATTCTGAGTTGTTGTATTTGCTGCTGTTAATAACGCCAATGACTCTTCCAAGTCTCCACCTGTAGCCATCGCCAACATTGAGCCGGCGTTGTTCATACCTTCTGCAAGTTCGGCGACACTAATAGGGAAGTGGTTACCAGTTTCGACCAGTTTATCCATTACAGACTCTAGGTCGTCTGCGCTCACGTTATATGCCTTAACAATTGCAGTAATTGCAGATGTAGCTGCAGACTCATCGATATCTCCAACGTTTTCCAACATCTGTGTGTATTTAGCTAGATCTGCAGACTGATCAAGTGTATAGCCCAGTCTAGCAAACGTCGTTGTAGAGTTTATTAAATCTTTTACTGATCCCGCTGTTTTGTCGGCGACATTCATTATGCTATTGGCATATTGTTCCATATCTGCATTGCTTGCATTGGTAACAATACGCAACTGAGTCATTGCTGTATCAACTTCTGTAACAGCATTAACGAGTGGTTGAACAACCATCCGTATCATCTGGAAACCACGGACAATCGATGTTAGCGTGGTAAGATGCATTTTGAATCTTTGCATCTTATCACTGAAACTATTCGCATATTGATCGGACTCTTTTAGAGAATTGATGTATTCCGCATTTGATCCTCCAATTTTAGCTAGTTCTTCGCGAAATTTTTCTGCGCTAACAGTACCGTTTTTAAAACCTTCTAAATACCGCGATAACGTATCAGCATTCTTTTCTAATCCAGCTACCTCATTAGATCCTCTTGGCGCACTTCTAACAGCGTTTCTTGCCTTATTAAGCTCGTTATATGCTCTTGTTGTTAAACGCGCCTGCTGTTCGATCTCCTTAAGCCGTTGAGCGTCTGTATTGTCTGATGACTCTGACGTTTTTCCGAGAGCATCTTTATTTAAGTTTGCCGTGCCCTTGCCTTTTAATGCAGCGTTTAATTGTCTGCGAAGATATGCTTCATCAACATCAATCTTGAGTTTTGTCTTGACATGTTCGCTTGCGCCATTGATGGCTTCACGGATGCTCTGATTAAATGTTGTCTTATTTACTCCTACATCAATCTTTACAGACTTAATCTTGCCGAGACTATCTTTAAAAGAATTCTTATTGGCCTCAACGTCAATCTGAACTTTTACTTTTTTATTAGATGCTTTGTTGACTTCTCTTTGAATTTGTTCTGTTAACGAATTCGCTTGTAGACCAACACTAAGCTCTATATCAGCCATATAGAAATCACCGTCCTTTTATGAAGAAAGACGGAGACCCGTCTTTATCTTAACTCGCTCCGGAGTTGTAGTTTGGATTTACTTTGAATCGTATATTGTATTTCGGATAGTATGCAGCGCACCATTGTTGAAATTGTTCTATCGCTCGTCCGATAAAATGAGCGCCCTGCCGTGATCTTGGTTTTATCACAATTTCTCTTCCATGCCATATTCCCCTTATAGGAGCGTCTGGACGCACATTGTTTGATGCGTAACCATTATTGAATAGAGCGATTAAATCGTGCACCGATTTATTTGGAGATAAAGAAACCATTGTTTTATCTCCAAGAAAATCAAAATACAATTTGTATGTTCCTTTAACTCTGCCGGAGAAGTTCTGCGTAACGCCTCCGCTTTTCCCGGTATACTGAAACGGAACCATTGATACCCGTTCAGATTCTGCAGGAGTTAACCCTGGACTATCAGCGATTTCGAAGTCCATAGTTGTTTCGAATTCGTGGGCAATTGTTTCTAAATCCTGTGTCACCTTTTCTTCTATTTTTGCAGCGACAGCACGATTTAATTTCGAAGTTATACTTGCCCAATTAACTTTCCCGTCCATTATCGTCTCCAGTGACAGACTTAGCAAACTGGATAACTGAGTCATTATTCGACTTCGCAGTTTGTTTTGCTAATTCCATAAGCGTATTATTTTCTTGAGTTTTTGATAATTTTTCAAACATATTCTGAAACTCTTCAGAACCAAATGTTTGGGCGACCCCACTCATTGCCGGCCCGAATTCTGCAATAGCATCGTTGAACTCAGCAAACTCTTTCGTCATTTCTAAAATATTTGAATCATTAATAAATTTAATCTTTTCATCAATCGACTCAAGTATTTTTCCATAATATACGAGATCAATAACTTTCAATACTTGATCTACAATATCAGAATGGGCAATGAAATTATAAGCACTATGCATTTCATCTTCGCCATCATCTGCTGTTAAATCAATATTTGTATAATGAGCAATAGTCATATAATCAATTGCAAATTTTTTTAATTCAGGCGTATATACTATATTTGTTTCTTCAAGAGGTATTTCTTCGCTAGCATTCGATGTAAAACATGCGTCTATAACATCAGACACAAATGCAATAGTCTCAGATAAATCTAATACCTTCTTTATTTGCACATCCTTGCCATGCCAATGAATAGTCTCTGTTAATTCGTATCCCGCTTCTACATCATCAATAAAATCGACAAAAGAAATTTTGTTTTCGTCCATGCTAATCCTCCTTGTCCTTTTTCTCTTTAAATTTATTACACTTCATATCTTGTATATCTTTCTGTATTTTCCCAAGTTCCGCCTTTTTTAATACACTACAATTCCGCTTATATCTCGTGCACTGTTTGCATTTGTTCGTAAACTCTTTATATGCACCTTCTGATTCAAATATTCCAATATAATCGGTGGGGTAGATATGCAATTCTACCCGTGGGTTCTCGGAGTCATAATATATTGCATTAACTCTTTCGCACACCACGTTGTCATCTTTCCATACGAGCTGAGTATCAGTTATTGCATCTAATAAAACTTTCCAATAATTGTTCGCATCCATATCGACACGTGGCATATAAAAAACGGCATCAACATAAAAGTGATGTGAGCCATCATGCACATAATCAAACCCTTGTTTTGACACTTCTTCTGTGACGTAGTTGCTAAAAGCTTTACGATACTCAACAACTTCTTTTGGTTTGTAAGAAACAGCGAGAGGTTTACCGCCTCGTATAATTGCTCTGTATGATAGATAATGATTAACAGACGGAGGGATTACAGATGTTAAATATAAATCTTTCATAACCCATCCTAAAAAAAAGCTGTGCCTACATTGGCACAGCTATCTTGTGTATGACTATTCTGTATCTGTCGAGTCTTCTAAATACTTCTTGTATTCCTTAATCTCAACATTTTTTTTAGTCACTTTGTTTTTCGGAGCTTCTTTCTTTGGCTCTTCTTTAAGTTCGCCTCTAGAAATAGCCACCTGTCTGAAATACTCGGTAGCGTGCTCAATACAGCAAGCAACATCCTGCCAACGGTTTCCGTCGAACACAGTCATCGTTGTGCAGTACGGATACTCCTTGCCGCAAATTTTACAAATGCGAGTTCCTTTTGCCATTAAGCTCGCCTCCTTTAATATAATTGAGGTGTCCCCAGAATGAGGACACCTCGATGTGTTTTAGTATAATTACGCAGCGTCTTCTTCGTTTGCACCGAAGATTGTATACGTAAACAGAGTTGCAGCTCCACCGCAAGCGCCTGCCAGGGATACAGCCTCGAACTCATGAACTGTCTGGTTGTCACCCATCTCAAGAGAGAACTCTCCGTTAAAGTCAGCCTTCGGTACATAAATCTGTACTCTGTATACATTAGCGCATCTATCTTCTGCGATTGCGTCAATGTACAGCTGGCACTTGGAAGAGTATTTATCGCTGACGTTGTTCATAACTTCAGCAGTAATCTTTCTCTTGTAAGCAACATAGATTTCGGAACCATCAGCAACTGCTCCTGCAGCAAATGTGATTTTCTTTGTTGCCGGATCATATGCGAATGTTCCTTCTCCAGCGGTCGCACCCTGCTTAAATTCTGTTCCAAGAGTTCCGTCTGTGTTCTTTACAAACAGCTCTACGATTTCAGAACCAGCAGTACCTACAGCCTTCCAAGAAGTTGTAGCCTCGTTGCTGTTTACTGGAAGATAATCATTCCACATAACGTTGGTAGCTTTATTCTCGAATTCAGATCCGGTCTGAAGCTCAAGTAAACCAGCGGAAACAAGACCGTTAGTACCAGAGATGGTGATGGATTTGTTTCTCTTCAACGTTGCCAGTCTACGGCCCTGTTTACCAGTGATCTCTGTCTCGTCCTGAGACTGAGCAATTGTAGCGGACTGTAATTCATCAAGGATGAATTTGAATGCGCCTGTGGTAATATCAAAAGCTGTGATCGTCTCTAAACTCGTGATTGTAAGATCAGCTAAATTGACCATGTTTGTTTTCCTCCTGTTTTTATTTATGTGTTAACCAATTCAAATCCTCTTGTTTTAAATCTTTTACACTTACGGTGCCGGAGTAGACACCGTGCATCTTATTCATGTAATCGATTTTCTTGACGATTTGAACGACACTTTCATTAAACTGAAATATAGATAACGCCTTGGTTTCCTCGTAGTTATATTTATATTGCTCCGTATTAACCATAGCGATTATTAGTGGTTCGAGTTGTGAGCTATGTCCTTTTCGCTGTTGTCGCTTAAGTTTAGCTCTTGCTCGTTCAATCAGGAACTTCCTAGCCTCGTCGTTAGCGGCCTTCTTTCTATTCCTTTCCAGGTGGTGAATTTTACGAAGCGCTTGCGCAATCTGAAACGCAATTGATTTGTCAATAATTACGCCAGTATTTTTATTTAATAAAACGACGGTTTGATTTTCTTCATTAATCGCAAGCTCGAAACCAGACAGATCGAGATCTCCAAATATTAAACTAACGTCCTGACTTCTGATTGTTTGAAATGTAATCAAAAACAATTCGTAGTCATCGATCTTTGTAAAATCAATTCCTATATCATCTAGCTGAACCATCATGTCGAATGGCGTCGCTACTAACGAAGAGACAATACCGTAATACTGGTCTTCGTTCTGTAATATTTGTTCTACTGTCGGGATTCTTACTTCAATAAAATCATTGATATGAATGGAGTCTTTAAATAAGAGACTTTCCATTTAAAGACTACTTTCTTTTTGACGGGATTTCCTTCTTAGGATCGAATACTTTATTAAAATCAGTTGCCTCGTATGCTAAGACTTTTCCCGTGTAGTCAGACACAACGCCGAATCTATTAACAGATTGAAGTTCTAACTTGCCTAGTCCAAATTGAAAACTACCGTTTAACTTCTTATCTATTAAGTGACATAGCTTGTCCGTCCTGACACCACCTTCTTCAAGACGAAGCAAGTCTTTATGTACAAAGACCCAAACGTATAATGTTGGTGCATAGAATGTTTTGTTGTAAACTTTTTTAATATCTACATCGCAACATACATACACCCTGCCGAATTCCATCGTGTCTGGATAGAATTCAACAGGCATTACTTGATCCCAGACCATTGATTGTGCGTCTTCAAACTGTACTTTGTCATTGATTAAACGAACAATCTCTTTGTCTGTTAATAATTCCTCAAGCAATTGATTTTTATATTGAAACATTTCATCTAAATGCATTTAGAACCACACCCTCTTTCCATCATTGTGCTCATCGGTATTGTCGTCGCCCTGAGCTTCATCTGGAAAATACATGTAGTAATCAGCAATGCCTAGATCCATATTGTCGTATGTGGACGAATTGGATTCTGATAATACATACTTAAATACGCCTTTTCCATTATACGTATGACCTACCTTAAGAGGTTTAGATAAATCAAATGACAGATAATAATCCGCATCTGCATCATCAACCAGAAATCTACTTTTACGATTGAACTTGACTGTATATTGATTACGAGCAATCGTCATAGCAATTCTCGCATCTCCTCGAGTTACAATAAAATGCCTATCCTCAAGCTCACCAGTCATGTACTTCGTTCCGTCTTCAATCTGGCACCATTGTTCTCTTATCTCCGGCCCATTTTCTGACGGGTGTACCCACCTCAACAGATAGTTACATTGTATTGCTTTTGCTCTCGTATATACTTCAGCATTCGCATCTCGCTCAACAACGAGCCAGTAATTGTCTGCCCAAAATATAAGTGAGCCTAATACAATGTCTTCATTTGGAAGAGAGTAGAAGTACTTTTCATTTAAGTTATCAGAATTAATAATAGCAATGTTTTGTTTTACCGCATTGTCTGTTTCGTTTCCAAATTCGTCGACTGTCGGCGTAATAATACTGTCTTCATAAACAGAAACATTATGATAAGAGAGACTATCGTCCAACATATATGTTAACCGAAGTTTTTCTCTTTCGAGTGTATCCTCTCTAACGGACGCGCCTCTAACAGTTACTCGAGCTTTATATGTGTCCCAAATACCTGCCATTAGACCACCTCGCCTTCTGAATGCAAAAGTTGTTTATGCATCTTTTTGCAAAGAGAAATTGCATGGAATACTTCGCGTCTAATCACCTTGTATTTTTCATCAGACTCATCAATGTTCTCTGCTAACCATTTATAGATAGATAATAATGACAGATATGAAGGATCTTCGCCGACGGATGGAAGTAGGCTTTGAAATCCAATAAGTTCAACGCCGAGACTTTCCATATAAATTGAGATGGAATCTTCACGATTTTCGATGATCGGAAGTATTTTAAATATTTTATTAACCAGCGTATTAAAATACCTAGCGACCAAAGTCTCATCAAAAGAAACGCCAATCGTACTAGCAATCATTAGATATGATAACTCCCAAGCTTGCCGTGATTGAAACTATACTCGCGCATCATCTGAGTATAATCCTTTTGAGATTTCTCATATGTAGCCCTTACCTGTTTTAATAACTCCGCTGGTGAGTACACGGTAAAATCGCGAGTATTTAAAACATTACGCAACAAAGTCTGCTTATATAAGTACGGCTTAAGCCACTGGACGACCATGCCCTCCGAGATAATATCCACAATTTCGTATAAGTCATCGCCATCAACCTCTATATCGAAACTTCGTAGTTCATCGTCTCCCGTGGTCGAGAAGTCGTATTTACAAATATGCATAAAGTTGCTGAATGCTCTTTTCATATAACCGTCAACGATGGCAGTTTGGTCTTCAGTATCCAACTGCAATATGTCGAATTCGGTGATTTTTGATAGGAAGGCCTCCGTAAACAGATCATAAGGAACACTCATTCACTTGCCTCCTGTTAACGTTCAGATAAAGAAATACCAAGTCCAGACTCTAATGCTGATACCGTTTTTAAAGAATCGATCTCTCCGTTTGCATATAATTCTTTAACCATATAGGTTAATGTCCTTTTCTGTGCGTCGTTAAGACTCGAGCAAACTTTCTTGATTTCAGAAGGCGTCTTCTTTAAAACACCTTGCAGATTTTCAATCGTCATCGCATTATCGTATAATTTAGATACTCCAAGATATGGAATGATCCATGAGTATTCATCATCGAACATAAACCAGTTATTAACAAAAAAGTTTTTCTGAGAATTCTTAGCTGTACGTAATTCTTTGACTTCCATTTCTGCTTCATCGCCAAATGAATCCCATACATATTTCTCACCCGTCTTTGTACTAACGTAAACGAGCCTACCGTTGAATCCGTTTCTGACCATTACAATGTCATTCGGGCTGACCTCTTCTGGAATATCTGCGTACTTCTTCTTGGTGCTTCCTTTAGCCTTTGTAGTTGCCATAGTTTCTCCTTTCACTCGAGAGGGCAGGGCATATAGCCCCGCCCTGAATAGTTATTAATTATGAAAATTCGTATCTACCGATACCAGAGTTGCCAGCCATAGCGATAGCTGTTCCCCACTCTTCAGCAAGGAAGTATTCCTGAGTCAGATCCATATTGCTGGACGGATCAACAGGAATGATCAACGGATCGCCCTTCTGTACGAATTTAATCGGTTTAGCATCGCCTGCAACGATTGTGATCGTCTTGTTATCATAAGCGAACTCAGTAGAGCCAATCTTATGACGCTGCGGGATAGCGATAGTCGGAGCACCGTAGAATCTTCCAATGAATCCCTCATTGTACAGATCATTCTGTACCGGCTCGAATGCCAGGCCAGAAGTAGCAAGCGGCATAAGAGCTGATTTAGTTCCGATAAGAGTTGCCTGTTTTCCGCCAGCAGCTGCCTCTACGTGCTGAATCATAGCCAGAAGGTCAGCGTCGCTGTAAGAACCTGCTGTTGCAGTGTAGTATGCAGTATCACCAAGTTCTGTAGTTGCTGCCATCCATGCAGCATATACTTCGTTCAGAATCTGATTCTGAACAGACTGGTCAACTTTGTTGATAAGATCGTTAAAGTCAACACGGCCTGCAAGGATTCTGGAGAGCTCTTCATAAATACGAACTCCGTGAACCGTCATCGGAACCGGTACGTCTTTAACGTCAGCGATTCTCTGACGTCTGATACCCTGAGTTCCTTTTGCGATCGGATCAACGAAGAACAGATCGGAGCTATCTACATGGAATACCATGTCATCGCCTTCAGCGATGTTGTGATATTCTACAAGAGCATTGAACAGTTCGTTCTGCTCTAATCCCTGCGGGATAGTATTTCTAAGGATTTCCTCAACGAGAGAGAATACGCCTGTACATTTGCCATCGCGTAATGCTCTGTAGTCGAGTTTTGTGCTTCCGCCGTTAGCCTCAATAAGAGCCTGGCGGAGAGTTTCCTGTGCCTCATTAACGGAGTATTTCTGAACTGTGCCGTTATGAGCATCGAGAGCGAGTCTTACTAATTCGTTCATATTCACTTACCACCTTTCTCAAAATTAAGCTGTTACTTCGATAACGAAGTATTTGTAAGAGCCAACGGTTTCAACATCAATGATTACGCCGATTACAGTAGAACCACTTGTTGCTTCCATAACAACGTTGAGTTTGTAATCAGCCTTTAATTCAACAATATCGCCTGCTGCTGTATCGTCATTAACACCAGCCAGAGCTTCTGCTGTAACGGAGAAGATATCTCCATGATGCAGACGATATCCGCGTGCGATAGAATCTTTTTTGTTGTAGAATGCATCAAGTGCATACTCTAACGGGTTAGCATTAACTTCAGGAGATGCAATAAGAACTACTTTACCGAAATCGCTATTAGCAGCCGGTTTGTAGATGCTGTAGATTTCGCGCTCTTTGTCATAAGTTCCTTTATCTGCGAGATCGCCAAGGATTGCTACGCAACCATTGTCAATGCCGTTATCTTCTGTAATTGCCACAGATACCATGCCAGTTCTAACATCAGTTCCGTACATTTTATCTGTGCGAACAACTGCGTGAGCCATATTTGTTTTCCTCCTATGAAAATTGATTTTCCATCAAAAAAGAGAGCATAAGCTCTCGATAATAGTTCATAAATTAAATTGTTTTATGAATCATATGGAATAATTAAAAAATTATTTACCTAAGTATTTCTCCACCATTCCGCCGTATGGTTCATCTGATTCCTCAAGTGGTTTAACACCGTTAGACTCAACGATGAATTTCGGCATGCTTGTGTTCATGGAGAAATTTGTAGAAGTAGGATTAATCATGTTTCTACCTCTGAGTGCATAGCATTTCTCTTCAAGAGAAGCTACGTCGTAATCAAGCATATTGTCACGAAGATTCTTGAACTCCTCAATCTCAGCCAGGTCTTCAAACTTATCAAAGATTTCATTTCTAGCGTTTACTTCGCTTTCTGTTTCAACAGTATGTTTGAATTCCTGCAGCTCTGTGATTTGGCTTTCATAATCATCGATCTTAGCTTGATAAGTAGCGGCCGTACGATCCTGAGTCTCTTTCTGGATAATCGCGAAAATACTCATCGGCTCTTCAGCCTGAGAACCTTCATCGAATTCCTCAAACACAATTTTCATTCTGCGTTTGCTTTCGAAATCGACTACAACATTATCGCCGTCCATCGAGAAGTTGCATCCGAAAAGCTTCCAATCATCAGCGCTGTCCTCGAAATAAACGATTCCCTTTTCAATGTCTGAATCAACAAAGAAGTATCTTGCGTAATCATAATCGCCTTCTTGAATGAGATCAGTATTAAATAAGATCTCCCATAACGCATCGTTGATTTGTCTTGACAGAGCGAATTCTTCAGAAGTTGCTTCTTCCTCTTCTTCCGGTTCTTCTTCAGCATCTTCTTTTGCTTCTTCGAATTCTTCCGGAGCTTCTTCGACTACTTCCTCGATTACTTCATCAACAACCTCTTCCGCAAACTCTTCGTCTGTAGATTCAGTCTCGACTACTTCCTCTTCGGTGAAAACGTCTTTGTTCATTTCCAAATCCTCTTCTCCTCCTTTCTCAAGGTTTTTATCTTGTGAATAATTATCCTCGATTGAGGTTGTGGCTAAATTGAAACTCTCTTTGAAATCATTCATCATGAGTTCAAACTGAGCTTTAAAATCACTAGTAGTAAATACTTCTAGTGCGCTATCCTCAAAACATGGTTCAACATTTTCTCCGAGTAAGCAAAGCGCTGTGAATTCAAAATCATAGATATGATATAATCCATCAACCATTTCACCACTCTTTACAGTGATCTCCATGCTGTGGGATACGATTCCGTCTTCTTTAATTTTTTTATATGCTTCCTGTCTCTTCCAGAGCAGTACAGTCGTATAAAGATACTCGTGTTCTTCACCATTGTCGTCAGTAAACGTATCGATAAAGATTTCTGCGTCTGCAGGAACAACTCCAACAGGCTGGGTCTTATTGACCATTCGAAGCTGCCCGTCTCCGTCAGTCACGATTTCAATATCATGACCTCCAAAGTCATCCTCCTCACGGATATAATTTCCGACGACAGGAACATAAGGAAGGGTCTTAGCGCAGCGAATCAAATCCTCTTTATCAATAAAAGATTTGTTTCGATTCTCTCCCGCATAGCAGACCCTTAATGTTCCTTTATCAAAGGATGAATTTATCTCGCATATATCAGTTAAAGAAGTTTCGAATGTCAAGTATACTTTCTTGCCCATGCGATCCTCCAGTAATTATTAAAATGTCAGAACATTTGTGAAGCAATATTTTCCGAGATCAAACTGAGTGCTGAATTCTTCCAAGGCATCAGTTTCTAATTCTAGTGCAAACACATATAAATTATTTTTTGGATCTTCTTTTAATAATGCATACCCGTTAGATAAAAGCTTTGTCTTATCTTGTTCTGAAAATACATAAACAAACATTCCTTTATCTCCTTTTACCAATCTCCATCCTCAACTCCGTCTTGACGTGATTGAGCTCCAGAGTCTGTCAACTCTGTATCGTCTAATCTTGGGCGACCTGCTTCTTTCTCTTCTACATCTGAAGAACTCATTTGTGCGGAGTTAGTTAATGGAATAAACTTAGTAGGCAACTCTAATAATTCTGTCTCTAAGAAATTCATGTTTTCAAGTTTATCCTGACCGACGCCGAGCGATGCGCAATATCTACTAATAAATGGCGCGCCGTATTGACATGCCTTTAAGAATTGATCTGCCATCTCTTTTTCGTTGTACATTGAAATATCAAGAAACTCGATTTTGAAATTCTTTCCATAAGATAAAGACTGAATATATCTATTGAGGACATTCTCGATACTTTTAACAATAGAGAAGGTTAGAGCCTGATCCGCCTTAATAGATATCAACAAGGCGTTTGCTGAGGCTTTACTGTTATTAAAGATTAACGATGACACGCCGGCAGCCGTAAAAATATTTTCTTCTGCCTGTGATACCTTATCCGCATCGTCTGCTTCAGAGCGATGAAAGTCGATCTTGTCGATTGGCATTGGCGTCATTACCGCACCGACTTCTTCTGGTAACACTGCAGACAGATTTGTAAAGATTTCATAGGCTTTCTTTTCGTCGATTAGCCAATTTCCTTCGCTGTCGATTAAAAGCTTCATTACCAGGAGAGCATAGTTTTCTAACTCAGCCTTGGTTAATTTAAGATTCTTGAAATCTTCCAAATCGTAAATCTCTCTTAGTAATCCGGCAAACGGCGGAAGAGAGTAGTCTGTAATATCATCATTAAACTTTACTGCAAAAGACCAAGGTGAATCTAACACAATCCATTTCTGTTTCGTTCCCTTCTGGTCTTTATACTGTCTGTACTTTAATTTGAATTCTTCTGGATAATAATCAAGTCTAGCAGGGTATGTATCAAAATAACTAAAGTTAAAAGTTACATTAAAAACATTTCCTTCGACTTCTGTGATAGCGCAATAATCATCAGGCAATTGCTGGATAGATAAATTATCAGCCGTCTGCCAGATTGTTCCGTAGAACGTATCGTACTTAAAGCAATGCTTGATTATTTTCCGAAGCTCTGTTTCTAAGTTTCCTGAAGACAAAAGGTTTAATACTCTGTGGTAATTATTCCTTAAAGTCTTTTTGTTAACTTTCTGCAAGTCTACTTTGTATGGAGATACTACATATCTCAAATATGTCAGACTTGTAAAATACTGGATAATACGAGCGAAGTGAGAACTTGCGCCGTAAATATACGTAATGGCATTTCTAATTTGCTGTCGGTACTGATATGGATTTGAAACAAATTTTACAATATCGTCTCTGCTGTATAGAGAGAACCTAGGAGTGTTCGCACTTGAAGCATTGTTCAAATCATTTCTGATTAATCTATTTAACAGAGCAAACCTCGGCGTTATATTAAACCAAGATTTAAATCCTCTCTTTTCTCCCTCTTCCATTACATCTGGAATGTTACCGACAGTTATTGAATCTTTTTTGCTCGTGATCCTCACCGCCTTTCATTATCTCGCTTTATATTTTGGCGGCCTCACAACAAACATATTTGATGTGCCTGTTGATCTAGCCATCTGTTTATTTAACTGTTGTTCAAGCTGTAATGCTACATAATAGTTGTACTCAAGAGAAGAGTACCTATCCTTTCGCATTCCGTGCTTCTCGTATATTTTAATTTTGTCTCCGCTTATTTCGTGTTGCAGATTAACGAGTTCGTTTATGAGCAGAGTAGTTTGTATGTATGGCAAAATAATCTTCGACTGTTCAAACGGACTCAGCTTTGCGTAACCCGTAACGTCTTTTAAAAACTCTTCTGCCTCAAACTCATCCTGCAATAATCGAATTCGACCGCTTCTAAATCCTTCTCGCAACATAAAAGCTGCCTCGCTATTAAAATTAGCTGACGCTTTTATAGCCCATATCACTTTCGGTGCACGGGGGTCTGTGCACCTTGACGCCATCTCCGCATTGTTGCAACACGAAATAGCCGGATATATTTCTCCCGTATCCGGATCTACGATGTCCCTCATTAATGCGTCTACAACACCGAGACCTAATCCGGCGGAGTCAATTACTAAATAATCACATGCATACTCATCAAACAGTTTCCTGATTTGGAGTGCCTGGACTTCCGTTCTTAATCCCTCTGAAGTATCTGCGTACACAATATTGCTCATATACCTTCCTGCTTTAGTCGGCATTAATTGATTTATAAACATCGCAGTTGCGTCGTTGTCATTCTTTCTACTGGACATTAAAGCGATGTCGGCAGAAAGAATTCTTTTCTCTCCAGATTGTTTTGGAGGTATCTTGAACGAATTGTCTTTTACCTTTGATGAGAGTTTGTCTGGAAGCCATGGATACTTTATCTTTCTGTTTCTGGATACAGAATCAAAATCAAAGAATGCGCCATCTGACGCACCCCAAAATACCGCACCCATTTCCATGGCCCACTTTATCTCGCTAAACGCACTATCTGCGAGCTCATCCTCTACCAATTCTGGATCAAGTAAGCCTTCTTTGATCATTAACTGATATGGAAGACCACAAACGAACTGTCTTCTTCTGTCATCAATCATTGCCTTAAATGCATCCACGCATTTATCGAATGACCAATGATTTTGAAAGTATGCACTAGAAAGATATAGCGTTAAGTTCTTCTCTTTGCTATATTCTTCGTTTCGTTCTTTATCTGATAGCATTTCGTATCTAGGCATACGTCTAAGGGTCAAGAACTTTCTTAAGACTGTATCTATAGTATTCTTGTCCAATAAACGATACTCGTCTAGAAGTAGTACGTTACAACGGTTACCTCTTGAGCTGTCTGATGCTGTAACAACCTTTATGACGCTATTGTTATGGAAAACAATGCGAGCATCATTACTTGTTATCTTTGTGTCTTTCTGATTTATCTCAGCACGAAGCTCGGGAGATATAGGTTCAAGCTCATGTATAATTTTTTCCAAAACGTTGATAGCCTGACTTCTTCTTCCTGACGCAATACATATTTTTGTTCCAGGCCACAGGATACATCTGATTACACAATAGATAGCACTTAAGAATGATTTACCAGCTCCACGACTAGCAATGAACACAAAGACAGTGTTGCAAAACATCATCACAAGAAGCACTCGCTGAAAAAGTTTTAACTTTAAATGTAGATAATCTTCTGCGAACCTATCTGGATTATTACGATAAAAGGCTGCCCATCTGGCAGCCCCATCCATTACAGTTCTATATCGCGATTTATTCTTCGTCTTCAGAAGTATCACCCCCAAATATGTCTGTCAATAATACATCGTCATCCTCATCGGCATATTCAGGACGTTCAACTCGAAGCCTTTCCATTTCGTCTTCATATAACTGTGTATACGAATTTCTTAAACCAAGCATCTTTCCAAGATGTCCGTACAGCCAAGTATGAACAAACTTCTTTATCTTTGACTCGTTCTCGTCTTTTGGAAGAGGCTTCTCGTTTTCGTATCTTAACACCCACACACCAAGCGGAGTGTTGTCGATTGAAACATCAGTATCACTTTTCTTTTGCGACGGTTTCAAAATCGCGTTTCCTATTAACGTGTTAAATGTGTTTACCTTTTTATCAACATCTTCTCCGTTAGCGCGTCCTTTGTTTATCTCGATCTCTGTAGCGACGATCTGTCTTAACAAAGCGCCTACGCCAACATCATTCACGTCCACACCACGTTCGGATAAATCTTTCATCCAGTACTCTCGTCGTTCTTCCAACTCTGAGTACTGTTTGTTAGAATATCCTGGGCCCCATGCTTTTTTAATTTCATCGGCTATTTCGATATCACTCGATTCATCATCAGCGTCAATGATCTGCTGTGATGGTGTAAGTCTCCCATCATTTCTAGAAGGGATATCCCACAACATGCCGATTTCTTTTAAAAAATCATCGTAGCTTTTCCCTTGATACTTAACGACATTTGATCTCGTAATGTATCCGGCCATCATTGTTCTGCTTGCCGCCCCATTTAGTGCACCATTAAAAATGTCTTCACTCCAGTAAATATTGAACTTCCTACACATTTGATGACAAGCAGCTTTAGGATCGCCTGTCTCTCTTAAGAAATCCTCATACATATTATCGATGCATGTTTTGCAAACAGACAAGTATCCTGTACCTTTGTAGATATGGCCATAGCTTTTATAAAAATAACCATTTAGTTTTCCGTAAGCAGTTCCGCACAACCTGCATGTAGAACTCGCCACATTAACTTCAACCTTCGGCGCTGTCATTTACTTCATCACCGTCCTCATCATCAGGGAACTCAAATTGGTCATATACCGGATCTGGTATTTCGAATCCGACCGGATTGTTCTCTTTGGATAATGTGTAAATCTTTGCGGCCTCCAAAAGGTTTTGGCTGAACGAAAACTTTGGAGCGTATCTACCGGGGATGTCGATCATCTCTCCATTGTCTAATCGTCTAACCCTTCTAGGGTTCCTCCAAACAATATTGAAATTGCCAAGTCCTTTAATTGCTACGCTTTCTCCGTGTTGAAGTGAATCTTGAACACAAGCGATAATGCCTTCTAATATATTCGAAACGTCTTCTGCCGTATATTTGACAAGTTTATCTTTTGGCTTAATATGGACTTGGCCGCTGAGCGCCTCGTCCTTATATGTTACGTCCATTATTCGAAGAACACGTTTATCAATATGTACTGGCTTACGAATATTGTTTTCTGATAAAACCCTTGCGACTTTCGCAATCAATTCGTTTTTAAACATACGTCCTCCTTTAACTCATACGAATGAATGATACTCTACATATTAACGTCCCCGTCATCCTCGGAGGACAAACATAAATCGAGCGCCCGTAAAGGACGCTCGCATAATGTTCTATAAATCTGACAAACCTTTTGCGTCTGGGATATAGATATCCCCATCTTTGAAGTAGGACGAAATCTTTTCGTCCTTCGGTGTATCATCATATATCTTTAACATCTCTGAAGACGACCACCCGATAATATCTACTACAACACTATCTGGTATATGTGCTCTGAGTAATGCGGTGCAATAGTAATGACGAAGAGCATGAATATAAAAATCTCTTCCTGTAATCTTTGTGAACATATTTGCCCAACTATTAAAAGTAGATACGTTCCTATGCTTTGTAGGATCGGATGGGTCAGGGAACAACCATTCACTCTCTACGCCATTCTTATTACGCTCATCCATCCAATTATTAAAGAACGGCTTAAATTTTTTCGCAAGTGTAAAGCACTCTAACATTTTACCGCCTTTGGTTAATATTGGATCGCTCTTGTATAATGCATTATCACACACTAACTTATCGTCTCCAAAATCGGACACTTTAAATCTCGCCAATTCAGACTTGCGTCTACCCGAATACATTGCCAGTGCAACATAGCAAGCCTGCTCATATTTCTCTTCGTCAGTTAATACAGAAAGAAGTTCGTTTAATTCATTCTCATTCCATACAGTTTTTTCTCTTACTGGCTGTAATGCAGGATTGTCGACTTTTCGAATAATTGAACGAAAGCCTTTAAACTCTTCTTCCTCATCCAGTATTGCCTCTATGTAATTGCTTAGGCTGGATATGGCAGCTTTTATCCGGCGGACTCTCGCTGGACTATTCTCGTTTTCTTCGACTAACCAGTTTTGAAATCTGACAAGTTCCCTCTTCGTAATATCCTGAAAGTTCTTGTTGTCTAAATTGTCGAGCACCCAAACCCAAAATATCTTCAGGTCGTTATCATATCCTTTAATCGTTCCTTCGCTTTTGTGTGTCGATTTTAAATAATCCAAAAAATCTTTTTGCAAATTAATATTATTCTTATTTATTTGCTTAATCTTTTCTGGCGTTGTTAATTTATTGTATTTAGTAGCTCTAGCCAATCAATCAACTCCTTAATGTTATTTACACTGGATTTGATATCGTGCGTCTGCCCCGTATTTTTTATTGACGATCAGTAAGAGCTGAGACGGATTAGAGTAAAGTCGTTTCGTATTTGCGTACTCATCCGTACCACAAAGAGATCCACAAAGCATCGATTCGATTCCGAACTCCTCAAAGCTCTCTATATGATGTTGATCACCGAGCAGAATATATTCGACATCGAAATCATACAATTTGAAAAACATAGGAGCTAACGTTCTGGCAGCCCCTTTAACTTTATCTAAATCTCCATGGCTTGCACAAAATCCATGTCCGCAAGCTTCAAATAAAATAAACTCGTGAGTGTTATCATTATGGATTGTGATATTTGAGGTATCTCCTGCAGCCACACGTTCAGACAACCACCACGGTATAATTCTCTCGAGATTATCCATATGCATATTATCTTCTTTTTTAGCAATGGTTCTTGCGTGATTGCCAAAAGTAGAGTATACGTCTATGTGTTCAACATACTGAGAGAGAACCTCTATGAACTGCGCTAGTATCTCTGCTGCCTGCATTAACTGATCACAGACTAATTCTTCGGAAGCAACTCTTGTGGATACTCTGATACCACCATGAATAAAGTCGCCTAATAAAACAATATGTCCTCTTCTGCAACCATGCTTCGTGATACGAGCAATCGTCTCTTGAAGTAATACGGATATTCTATTGCGGCATATCTGCGTGTCGTATTTGTTCCACGCATTGTCAGTCACCATTCCATAATGCCAGTCTGACAAAACCAGAACAAACTCATCTTCGCCATATTCGACTTGCGCCGGTTCCGTTTCGAGCAATAATTTATGGGAAGACTCAGACAGACTTTTTGCGGACTCCGAAAGAACCTCAAAAAGATGTTCCATTCGACCCTCGCTATTCACTAGCTTATTAAACTCTCTACGCTGATCAAAGAAGCGCTGCTTCTCTTTCTGAAGGTCAATCTTCTTCGCTTCAAGCTCTGATAGGATATCTCCGTCAGTAATGCTATCAATGCCGACCTTGTCTAATATCTCTAGCGTCTGGCATGAACCATACATTCTTTTTCGCGTCTCGTCTGATGCAAGCTCTTTCCCGTATAAATACTTAGACATCTCACCATAATCATAGTCGGACAACGTCTTATCTTTGAGTTTTCCGTATACCAATCTCTTATGATGCTCGAATTCATTTTCGTTATCTCTTTTATTTAAAACGTTTTCAATCATATAGATATTTAGTCCTTTCATTCTGTGGGTGTTAATTATCCCTTCATTATTAGAAATGCTGCAAAAACCTGCAAACCCTTGTGGCTCAAGGGTTTGCGGACTTCATTTTTTTCATTTCCTTGACTCGATTGCATTAAACACCCACAATAATTGGAGCGCTATTTCTCATTACGTAGTTGACTTTTTGACGAGTCTGCATCTTTGCAGCGCAATTAATGCAGTACTTTTGCTTTCTTCCTACGTTAGGATTTTTAATTTTTGTAGTAATTCCGCACTCATCACATTTAAAGAACGGCTCTCCGCAATAAAGCTGATACTGATATCCGAGATTCCTAAAATCATTAATCGCTATTTCTTTCTCTCCGTCTTGTGCAAACAGCACTTGCATACTAATCGCATCGACTCGAGCAGGGAAGTGTAGTAACCCATCTTCCTCCAATTGTCGATACAATACCCCTTGCCTTACAGATGATGTCGTTATGTTGGCCATCTTCATAATGTCTGCGTTCTTGTTTGTGACCCAATGATTGTTATCATCCCTACAGTAATCCCAATACTTTGCAAGGCATAATAAAGTAAAAGCAAGCCTCTTCGCCTGCTTCCCTTTAACGTTATTTATAATTTCTATTTCCGGCTTTGTGATAATTATCTCGTCAATCTTCACAGCTGGTCTTTTAACCGCTTGCCTTATTGCAGAGTCTGCTGCCTTCTCCCAAAGCACTAACGATGCCGAAGGATCGCACTCAAGAATATATTTATCGATAAGCTCTCTAACATTCTTTCTGTCGTACCCATTATCTAAATAGTATCTTGCAATCAAACGTAAAGTCTCTACTGGATGGCCGTAAAAATCCGGTTCTGCAATAGCGTCTATCGCCCATTCATTCTCATTCAGAATAATATTAATAAAAAACAACCTCCCTCTCTACTACCTCAAAATTATATCCGCCGTATGAAACATCTCCTGTCTCAGCCATTAGCGGATACTCAAACCTATTATTATGCTTTTCTAATAAGTTTTCTATTATCGTGTCTCCACACATATCCCATACGAACTTTTTTGTCTCATTCTTATGTCCAGCCACATCAATAATGATGTTGTATAAGGTTTGTTCGTTCGGGCATATCTTCTGACATTCGGCAATGAATTCATACTTTATCGTCGATAATGCCTGTGCCATCGATTCTTCATCTTCTCCTTGGACATTAGCAATCTTCATATATCTGGACACTCGATCCTTATACTCTCTGAACAATGTAGCTATCTTGTCCTTCTGGTATGCCGTGTACTCACAATCGGCAACCAGTGAAGAGTAGTCGAAGGACTGAGTGTTGTGCCAAAATGAGCTCCGCTTATTGTCAAACTCAGATTCGAACCGATGGCATATTTTATTCATGACGCAATCGCTGTCTCCTACTGGCATGAGCTTTTCGTAATACTCAAGAAAAGTCTTCTGAGCTTCTGTTAATTCATCCTCATCAAGCGTCAACATTTTGTCTATGTTCATTCCAAACTGGCGATACGCATTCATATCGACTTTCTTTCTGAACTCTTTGTACTGATGAGAGAGTGAGTCGTATATGTATTTCATAAAGTATGGCTTACGATCCGCAACGATCCGTCTATATAATTCTTTTCTTTCTCCATCTTCCATTCGTCCGACAGCAAAAGAATCGTGCCACTCGACCGGCATCGGCTTAGCGATAATTCCTTTGGCGGCATCAATCGCATCCTGCTGAATTAATTGTCCGCACATGATTCTGTACTGCAACTCCTTGTATTCCTCAGAGTCTTCATCGTACCTTGATGCAACCTCGTACATGGATGTGACGTAGTTTGTTATTCTCCCTATCTCATTTCCAAAGCTATCAATATTGGACTGGATGACATCTTGCTCTGTCGGAACTCTTGACGGAGCCTTCTTCTGTTCGCACACGATAGCTGGCGTTACGATGCATTTCTCCACGAGCACCTTATTATCTGTTAGCATCATCAAGTCTCCATCGAAATCCATTCCATTTAATGCAGCACAGGTTGTATCCCATGCGTTAATAATGGTGCACGTGTTCATATACTGGAACCAATATGCAGCATCTTCTGAATACGACGGACTCATCAGCCGAACATTATTGTGGCAAGACATTGGTGCTCTGAAACAAGCAAGCTTTTCTGCACCATAATCAATCCAGTATTTGTTGTATAACTCTCCAGACTTGAGCAGCCCGGTCACTTCCAGCCCAAATATATGCTGGCAAAACGCGTATGGGTCACCAGAAACAATGGAGTAGTTGCCGTGAACTTTTAATACACCTATCTTCGCTTCGTTGATTCTGTTTTTAATTTGTCGGTACACTAACGATCTGATGTACTGGTCATGTATTAAATCGTGATCAATCATCATCGCCTTAATCCAATCACTCTTACCGGCGAACACATTCTCGTCGTTTAAATTCACCCCTCGCAAAAATAGTACCGTCTTACGCCAATCTCCGCCAAGAACGTCCTTAATCTCGTTTACTGTCGGAGCAATCAATTCCTCGATGTCGTCATCTGTCAAATGATAACTTTGGATGAACTGATAGTTAGTCGTCCTTTCGTTCTCAAGTTCTTTTGGACATACCTTTGCTAAACCAAACGTATATCGATTCATAACTGACTTCCTGACGTATTCATCACAACTTCCATAACTGCTCCAGAGCTTTACCATTGATGTGTTTAAAATAAGCTCAACATCTCTTATATCTACATCAAAACCCCATGCATCCTTCACAACGTACGAATGTGCTACGTTCTCAGCAAAATCATGAAAATCAAACGTAAACACCATACCCTTTAAAAAGCTCATTCGTGTATTACAGCCAGCCATAACATATCCAAGCTCAAGCTCATCACTCCATCTTTCGGCCAGAGCGGGACTCATTAAGCCGAAACCATCACACGCATTCAGCTTAATTAGTTCATCCTTCCGTTCTTCCATAATTGGTTCGCCGTTATCCTGATTTGCCAAATAAATGATGTCGGACAAAAACTCTGTTTGATACTCGTCTACGACCAGAATCCCATTTGGCATAGATACCGGAACGGAGGCACTACATGCAAGCGCTCTATATGCCTCAAGCTTGGAAGGATTCAATTTCTTCTTCGGGTCTCTCCCGTTCTCGATTCTGCGAAATAATTCATCGTGCAGTCGCTCACTAACAAATACGATGGTGGAGTTCTTTATCCCATTATTCGTTCCAAGCAAACGTTTATATGATACGCCGTTAATCTTGAATCCTTTACATAATCGCTTATAATCTGTCTTGCGATCCATGATAATGTTGATATAGTCTTCTTTAAACTGAACCTCGTCGAGACTTGCATATAGCTTTCTGATTTCTCGTTTATTCTGAACGCTGTTTGGCTCATGTTTCAGTTTATCAATCTCTTCGCGGATCTTTCTTGCTTCTGCGTCTCCGTCGTACAATCCGTTCAGCTCATCTATCCATCTTAATATCTGAGAACTTGCGAGTGATATTACTTCGTTATTTTTTCTAGCCTCTGATAGTGGAAGCGTTAAATCCCAATTTGCTTTCCTTAAACGCGAGCTATGAATTTTGAATATATATCTTTGCAGCTCTTCCTGTTTGATGTCGTATTCCTCCTATCCAAAATAATCCTGAAGGCGATCTTCTTCTTCTAAACATCTGTAAAACCGTCTCGCGAATTCTTGTCTTTCGTCTTCGATCAGATTCCATTCTTCTTCCTCGGTCATCTGCACGTCGATTAGAGGAGAGAAGCTTCCGCACACTCTCGTACTTTTGCACGCGTCATGGAAGTAACAGTTCACACAACTTCTAGTCTTCATCCAGCTCACCTCCAGACGTAACACTATCCATCCAAGCAATGAACAACTCTCTCATTCTTCTGCTTGGGATGTATAGATAGATTTCGTGCCCATCTCGTATTGCGCTTCTCCATATCCACTGAATCATTGTAGACAGAGCATAAGCATCTTCGTCGGCGTCAATTCCTGCTGCCTTATAGAACATCTTCTCTCCAACGTTCATAAAGATATTGATTGCGTAAACAAGACACGTCTTATCACGGTACTCATTCACCGCTCGTGCATTGAAGGTTAAGAATGACTTCGTATATCCTTTCCCTTTCAGCAATGCCTGGCCTTTTTTATGTGAGCCCCATAGACGGTACTCTGCCGGAATAAACCCAGCCTTATGTTTGAAGAAGTTTGCGATGTTCCTTTTTAACTGCAATACTCCCTCTGGGTTTGAGTCGAACCAATTCATAGAGAGGGCAGTCCTTGCCTCTCCAATCTCGTTTATCTTGTCGTCCTCAATAATATGTATTCTGGACTGAAGGCTCTTCGTGTATTCTGGCGTATAGCCTGGGTAGTCGCAAAATCTGTAACCACCCTGATACTTTTCCACTCCAATGTACTCATACGGGATATCGTATATTTTCATAAAGTAGTAGAGTGGCTGCCCCATAAACAAATAGGTCAGGATGTATACGTTCTCGAACGAGGCCAGTAATTTTTTTGGTAGCACCCAGTAGAACATCTCGACCTTCATACCGCCATTCTTTTCAACGCAAACCAAATCTCTTGACTTGGCGATACGCATGATATCTCTGGCCAAAGAACCTTGATACTCTTTCCCTGTCCAAGAGAAGAGCCCGTCTCTGTTCTCTAGATATCCGCCTTGTACCAACAACTCAATGTCGTCAAAGTTGACCTCTGTTGATTCAAGTACGTTAACGCTCTCATCAATTACGAGCGTATAGCCGTGCTCATTGATCAAATCCAATGTCTCATCCGTATAAAACAAAAACGCCTGATGCGTTGTAGTAATGTTGTGCCCGCTTTTGATCAGTGCGTTTGTATGATTAACCTTTGTAAAGCCGTACTGTTTTATCTTGTTGCTTGGCTCGACAAACCCTAAATCCGGACATGAGTCCTTAATGCGTGTTGCCTCTTCCAAATACGGCGTAATAAAAATGTATTTCCTCTCAGGGTGACTGTTCATCATCTCAATACAACTCTGTGTCTTCCCAGACCCCATGAGAGCGTCGCATATTTTAATCACTCTTTGTTTCTTCTCCTTGCTCCTTTTTGGAGACATATAATTCTTCCATCATTGACTTCCAACTCTCCTTTATCTGCTCTGAGAACACCGCAGTATATAGTGCCATCGTCACAAGACTTGCAGCCTGATCATCTGTGAAGTCCTTGCTTAACGCACTCCTTAGTGTTGAGATGACATAATCTCCAACTTGTGCGTCATTGACCTCTTGCGCACCCCCTAAATTTTCCATCTTCTCCATCCTAAATATCCCTCACATTCTCTCTAATGAATTTTTCCATCTGGTCGTTGACATCTCTGATGGTCGCCAGAGCCTCTGAGAGGCTCATCTGGGCCGTTGAAAGTCTTTGCCTAATAAAGTATAGCCTCGCAGAATTTAAAGCCCCTGAGAGCGTGCTACAATAGCTCAGACTCTTATATGATTCTCGATCAACTCCGTCCTTGTCCTTTTTCGTTATCCTCTTCGCAAATGTATAGTTGTATGGATCAACTGAGATAACATAATCGTCAAACAGTTCTATCATCTCGTAGCCTCCGCATCATAATGCTCATAGTAATACTCCATAACGTTCTTGAATTCCCTATACGCTAAAAATGTATCGTCGCTATCAACCATCTTCAGCCCGGTAACTACGCCAGCGTTGAATGCATATTGGAGTAAATCAAACATGTCACTATCCATAATCGGCTGATACTTAATCGTTCTCTGCATCCTTTTTATTCGCTCCTTTCGCTTCGTTGCTTCTCCTTTTCGCTTCGGTCTTACTCATCTGCTCAATGCCTCCATGCTCGCCCACGTGGATCACCTCTTTATCGTGCAGCTCCAAAGGACGTGATGTGAGGGCGACACCGCCCTTTGCACCACCGCCAAACGTCAGCACCGCGAAGTTGGTGTAGGGTGGTTCTACCTCTAATGTGACAGTAATCGTTTTATTCTTTTGCTTTGCCAAACTAATCCTCCTGTTGTAAAATAAAAATGCGTATAAACAGAAAGGAGACGTCATGCTCCTTGTTCTGCTCAATATACGTATACCTATGCGCCGCCATGCCAGACCCTATGTATGAAAATATTTGTTTGTTTTGTTTGTTTTGTTTGTTTTGTTTGTAATACCTTGGTCTGGTAGTGGTGGCCTCTTTAATACTTTGGTTTGTTGTTGCTCATGTAGTCATCAACAATCGTCGCTATAAATAATCCGATCGCAACGCCTAAACATATGCTGATCAATGTATGCATCGCTCACGCCCACGGGAAGGGGTAGTGGTTAGGTTCTTTTGTAATACACTCCATGCTGTGTGATAAGTTGTACAGTATTACCAAAAGAGAAGTTATCTGTACGTTTATTTGTACTCGATTGTATTTAAACAATGTTTTATTAATATATTTATTAAACAATAGTTATTATTAATTAAAATACAAAAAACAATAGTAATAATAAAAAAACAATAAACAAAGTTATTAATATAAATACAATAAACAATAGTAATAGTATTAATACAGTAAACAATAGTTATATATTATTATATATATTATATTATATATACTATGTACTCCGGATCTTCCGTTCCTCCTTAATCACCTTCCGCGCAGCCTATCCCTCCTTCCTGTTTATTCAGTCCTATAATATGTACACTGTCCAATAACTTACCCACTATATTATACAAATTATGTATGTTACGCAGAAAACCTGCGTGTCTCACGCAGATACCTTTTGAGTTTGTATTTTTTAGTTGTAAGTTTTTTATTCTATATTCTTTAAGAACGAGTCTGGAAACCCTATTGAAATCAACGTTTGTTAAAAATTTTGGAACCTAAAAGTTCCAAAATGGATTTTTTGGGTTCCAGAATCATGGCCAAAGAGGGGTGTTTGTACGGGTGTGATCCGGGGGTTGGAAGACCCGTGAGCGCCCCTCTGAATCATGGCCTGATGTACTCGTTCGTGATTGCTAATATGTATTTATCTATTAAGTATATTACCAAACAATAAACACAGTGTCAACACAAGTTTGCAATTCTTTTTAAAAATCTTTTAAAAGCTTTTAATAATTTAAAATAATTGTTTCTTTTTGGTTATTTTCTTTTATTTATTTAAATAAAAAAATAATACAGAATTTTAAAGATCTGCCGGATTGAGTGGGAGTGAGGGGAAATGTGATGTGGGGGAGGGGAGGTGACTTTCATTTTAGGGCTTATAGGAAGTTGGGGCAATACCAAAATATAGCCATCTATTTGACGTTATGCGAAAATATCAAATTGAGATATACGGCAAAAATACGGCTTGCGCTTTTGCGTTCCGTTTCAAATTGTTTCACGTGAAACATAATTGCAACGTATAGAAAAAACAAGGCACAACAAAAACGCAACAACAATAAGCAACAACAACAAGCGCACAATACACAAAAACAATCATAAACAATTAAGTAAACGTTTAATTGTGCGATTGGATATTATAAACAATTAAGTAAATGTTTAATTGTATACAATCCAAAAATCACGATACACAACAAAATGTATAATACTCAACAAAATATATTAAAATGTATATGAATTAATAAAATCTTAATATCTATTGTTAAAGTTGCACAATGCATCTACAACAAAAAATATACAAAATAAACAAAAATCTATTTTCTTTAAAAAAAGGATACAATATATGCCTAAACGTAAAAACGTCTTAAAATCCATTCTAGACGCCTTAAAACGCAAATTGCAAAAATGAATACATAGAAACAATTGAAAATATTACAAAAGTATTAAATGTATAATTTGCGTGTACGGTTCGCCCTATGTAGATTTTACTTGCAAATATGTATTGAACCTTTATAATAGAAGATGCAACAAACAAATATTTTCATATAAAGAAAGAAGGTAAAACATGAAAAAAACAATCGAAACTAGCGCAACTATTAACAACGTACTTGCAACCCTTGAAGGTTCTAACGATGCCCTCGCCCAACTTTTAGCGCACTTGTTAAAACAGTCCGAAATGGCGCTTGCAGTTGACGTTTTAAAGATGCAAGGCGCAAGCAAAAAACGTACTATTGCAAGTGTACGCACTTTATCCAACGAACAGTTAACCGACTATTTAGAAAGTAATTTCTCAATGGTATATGAAAATGATTTTTACACGGTAGCTTGTTTAATTGAATTCTCCGCGCGTTGTGTCATGGGCAAGCTCAAGGGCAAGTACTCAATGCACTGCGATAATTTGCACGTTCGCAACCGTCGTTTTAATTTCCTTCATACTTATCAAAAGTATTGTGAGAATGGTTATTTATTGGAAAGAACCTATACGACTAGCGACGTTTCTAGAATGGTAAACAATGAATATTCTAGCATCAAGGAAACAATGTTAGAGTATTGCGAAAATGAGAAAACGGTAAACAATTTACTTTCCGTTTTCATGGTAAAGCAACGGCTTAATCTCATTGTTGAGGATATCCGCAACGCTTGTTTGATTGAAGAAAAGAAAGATAAAAACGGCTTTATGTATTCAGATATTGAATTAATGGACACATTCATTGAGTCCGTTTTAAGCTGGGTTTACACAACAAAAGAAACCAACTTAAACGCAATAACAACCGTTGTTATTGAAACCTATTACAACTTTGTACATAGACAACTTGACGTTGTTTCATATGAAACAAAAGAAACAAGCGCGCGCAAAAATGCCTTGCGTGCCATTGATAAAGAAATATCATACAACCGCCGGATATCTTTTGAAGAAATAAAAGACGTTCACGCGACTAACTCCGGCGCTGAAAAAAAGGGCATATATCAATATTTGACCGTTGAAGAAATGAAACAATTTAACATTGTGTCAAATTATATCGTGACTAGCGACAAGATACAGAAAGAAGACAAAGCCGATGCTATCGCAATGTTATACATGCGCTTGCTAGGTTATGGATACGATGCAATAGCAACATATCTATCTATCACTAAAAGAAAAGTGCAAAACACGTTGCAACGTATTGCCGTAACACTTGCCACAACTAAAGAGTATAGCGACCGTATAGAAATAACAAAAGATGCGCAACGTCGTTCCGTTCCTGTATACGTTCACTAAACACAACGCACAACGCACAAAAACGGCCCTTGCGGGCCGTTTTTTTATTGCCCTATGTAGTGCAAGGGTACGGCACGCACAACGGCACACAAGCCGTTTCAAGTGCGTGTACGGTTCGCCCTATGTAGTGCAAGGGTACGGCACGCACAACGGCACACAAGCCG